CTTTACCTCCAAATAATCGACTTCGTGCCATACGATCAAGCGCTGGTACTATCTTTTTCAATATTGCGTCTTGTATACCAATAACTGCATCTTGAATTTTTTCTTGTGGAGTTCTAAGTTCTTCTAACTTAGCTGCTACGGCTTCAGACCCATGCGAAGCTGCTATTTCTTGCATTTCAACAGCCTTAGACAGTTCATCAAACGATAGTCCAGCTGCGGATGCGAATGCTTCCTGTTCAAGTAGATTCGCATTTCGTAGGAACGGGCCAAACTGATCTATAACCGATTGAACAGCTTTAGCAGGGTCATTTAAAGCCAATGCTCTGGTTTTATCTAAGTTGAATGATTGGCCCGTAAGTGCTTCTAGCGTAAATTGCGATTCTAATGATGAACCTATGTCCAAGAATCCAAGAGCAACTGATCTGGCACGTTCGAAGTTAATACCAATACGTTTTGTTATTGCCACTTGCTTAATCAATTCGGCAGTTTGGCCCTTATATTGCATCCTTACACCCGCTGATAATTTGACTAAATCCTTAGTTACCGAGCGTGCATCTACTTGAATGGTATTTCTTTTATTTTCAGCATCAAGTACAGATTCCAATTGAGAATTAAATTCACTGACGTTTTGACCTGTAGCTAGTGTATATGCAAGTAATTGCCCGGCTTCATCATTACTTAATTTGAATTGACGAGTCAACTTTGTTACGTCAGCAACCATGTACTTAGTCACTTTGGGCATAAACCCAAGTTCACTTGACATTGCAGTTAACGTTCCCAGTTGTTGGTCACGTAGCTTACCGTTCTTCGATAGCATTAGGTTTAATCCTCTGGCGGATTTTTCCGTCACACCGAATTCCATTCTAATTCGTTGAACTTTCTTTTCATTTGCCGCGAACAATTTAAGTAGGGCAGCGGCTGCCAATACCAATAATCCGATGCCTGTTGCTGCAATTGCCCTAGTTATCATAGCAAATGCCATTTTACCAGCATTCATAATAGCCTTAAATGAACTTAGACCAGCCATTTTATTTTTCACATACGCGTCACCCAATGCTTGCGTCATACGGCCTATGCCCTTTTCTATCTGTAACAAGTCGGCAAGCTTATCACCCATTGGTAATCTACGTAATTGGGCATCAAGTTTCTGTGCTCCCTTAAGTAGCGGACCATTGAATATCTTAGCCTGGTCTGTAAACATATCTTTAGCTTTTGCGGCCAAATCTACTGCTTTAGATTGTAACTTTAGCTTTTCCTTTAATAGTTCAGTTTCTTTTTTTATAAGAGCATTAAGCTGGCCTTCAGTTTCAACACCATTATTCTGAACTTTTGTCAGTAAAGTTTGAAGCTGCTCAATTTGAGATTGAATGGCCGACAGGTCATTTATTGGATTTTTTGATGGCATCTATTCAGTCCGTATTACTTACCAGCGTTCTTTAAGTCTTCTTTATATTTTTTTAAAAATTCGTCCGTACTTTGAACAAGAGCGTCTACCTCACGCTTCAAATCAGCAATTTCGGACTGTAATTCACTATCTTGCGCATCAAATTTCTTAGCTAACTTAGATGGGTTAATATCTACTAGCGAAAATATAAATCTGGTAATCAAGCTATTCATAGTAATTCCTTTGATATAAATATCACGGCAGGTGAATTCTATTACTGCTGTGTATTAAGTAATGATTTAACAGAATCATCCATTGCTATAGATTGACCATCTTCAGTGCTGGAATTCACTTCCTCATAGAATTCTACAGACTGAGTAATATAAAACTTCCTTAGCCAAATGGGCATATTATACACATCTTGCCAAGTAAAACCACCCTTACCGTGGAATATCAGACCAAATATTTGTTGGTGCAGAATGGGCCTGTATTCAAGCCCCTGGCCAAAAAAAGTCAATGCCGATGGGTATATCAAAGAATTCTGATATTTCCTCATCTTCTATTTCTACTTTTATCCTCAAATCTACATCAGGTTGGATTTTTTGTATATATTCCTTTAGTAATATAGAATCACTTGAAAGTAAATACGTATCTACAAAATCATTAATAGTCGAACGGGAATCATCGCCATCTACAGAAGTTATTATGTGCTTCATTCTAGTGGAGTTGGTTCTTTCTATTCCAGATGTATTCTTTTTAGCCTGCCGCGTTAAGTCACTCTTTATAGCTGCTTCGGCATGACCATCTAATATCTTAAATGTAATTTGCTTATTAGAATTCGGTAATAGAAATGGTACGTTATTACCATGCTCTGTAAACAAATCTTCATCAAATTCTTTATCTTTTAATGTGGTGAGGTCTATTTCAACTTCATGCGGGTCATCTAACTTAGGAATAATAATTGAAACGCCGTATAACTTACCATATCCAAGTACTCGGGATGCAACCATTATCGCGTTCTTATCACCTAAAACCAAATCTCTATAATTAAACGATACACCTTCACCGTTACTAATTATCAATGATTCGAATAATTTGTCTAAAACTATTCCTTTTTTTATTAATGACGGTGTTGAAAGTATATCTTCCTCACGGGCAGTCATATATTTCATTTCGACCATACCCGATCGTAAAGGATGGCCTTCTGGATATAGGAGGCCTTTTGACGGTAAATCGATTATTTCAGTAGGAAACTTTAATTCTGTTTTGGTATACTGGGCAGCGACTTGCGCTTTTAGCGCATCATTTGATAATTCTGTTGACATAACTTATTTTCGTTTAATTAGAATTGTAAAATTGCAAAATCATAGGAGAGCGAAAGAGTAATTGTTGAAAATGCGTCTTCAGCCCAATCCATAGCAGAAGGAGTCATATTCAATATAAATGCTCCTTTAAGTGTCCATTCTTCTACCTTATCACCAAGTGGTCCTAAGACGTTAATAGTAATATCCTTTTTATAGAAGTCAGCGTAGCCTGCACGGCCTGTTACTGATTCATAATGTAACCTCATCCATTCCATTACCGCTTGTGCACCAGATGGTACAATTGGATCATACAATGTCAATTCGATATCCTGCCATTCAGTCTTACCAGTTACATGTCGTTTTGTATTTATATGATCTAATGTTACTTTGTTAGTAGTAAAGTTTGGTCTTGCCGCACCTTTGATCATAAACGATGGGATTCCATCAACATACATAATAAATCTATGATTCTGTTTTGGCTGAAATGTACGGAACATTAGCTCATTAGGATCAATTAGTTCTGGCATTATTCTTATTCCTTTGTTTTAATTACTGTATATAAGTATCATTAATTTTAGATTTATCTTTATTAAAATCGGATTCCCATATTATGCCAACAACATATCCATTAGATTTTAACAATTCAATTCTATCTAAGTCAGATTTCCATATATCTTCAGCTATCTTGTGAATTTGTGTGTGGTAATAATCTTTATCATACTTTATTGGATTACAGTGCCAATAATCACCAAAATATTCTATAACTTTATTTTCACTTGGTATAAATATATCTACTGATATGGCAACATCTTTTAAGAAACATTCAAGTTTAGCATCACTATATTTTTGTTTAACTATTTCATATAGCTGTCGCTGTCCATTTGAAATTGATTTTCCGTTCGATTGTACGTGTGGTAAATATACTGCATATGGAACACCATACTTTTCCATCATTGTTTTTTTATTCAATTCTGGATTATTGTAATTCTCATCCCCATATCTTTTCAATTTGGTCCGTCTAACTTTATCTTGGCATTTTTAGTATTCCAATGATTTTTTTCACTGTTAGCCCAGACTTGTAATTTCTTTCTTTTTTCAATTGATGAAACACTGCAGTAATTTGAACAATACTGGGCTGGTTTCCCGGAACTACGATGTTTCCAATTTTTATATCGTTCGAACGAAGTTCCGCAATTCAAACAATTTACAATTTCATGCGCTGTCGCCGATCTCCAATCATGCATTGTTTTAATATCTTTAAATCGCTGGTGTCTATATTTCCAATCTATCCAAAATTCTATATTAGTCCATTCACATATTTTTTTAACTCGTTTTGGAGTACCACGATTAGATTTTTCTTTACTTATTGCTATAATTCCGTTCATACTTTTTAATCGCCAAATTGAGCACCTGTCGGCAATATCGAAAAATCAATGATAATAAATTCTGCTGCACGTGCTGGTTGGATGTAAATATCACCTTTAAGTATATTACGATCAATTACATCAGGAGTATTGTTGGTTTCGTCCATTATAACACGGAATGCATAAAGGCCCTGACCTTGTTGTACTGATTCCATATATGGATTAACAGTTGCCAAGAATCTATTTCTAAGAGCCGATGTGTTATTTTCGAATACTAAGAAACGTGATGTAGATGCAATAAACTTCTTAAGGTTAATTAACAATCTACGTACATTAACACGGTCAAGTGATGTAGCTTTCTTTTGAAGTGTCTTTTGACCGAATACTGTAATTCCTTGTCCTGGGAATGTTGCAATTGGATTAATTCTACCATCATACAACGTATCACGGTTAGCTTTAGTCAACTTACGTTCTGCTTCTACAGCAACGTCAATACCACCACGAGTTAAACCAGCGGGGGCAAACCATTCGGCAGAAACTGAATCATTATATGATAATACACCTGGCATAACAACCGAAGGTGGAACCCAAACGTTTTTATTAATTCTAGGCGCAGACATCTTAACCCAAGGCCAGTATGTAGCTGCGTATGATGAAATTAAGTTATTTGCCTGTGACGTAACTGTGGCCAATGTAGTTTGACCATGTGCTACAGGGTCAATTACAAGGAAAAGGTCACCCCGTTCTTCTGCTACTGTTTGCATTAATGAAACGGTAGTACCGTGGTCTTGAAGGGTAACACCAGGTGCAACCATCAAGTTAATATCATATTCATCTGAATTCTTTAGTAATCGAATTGCAGGAGCATATGCGGTATTTGGGTCATATCCTTGGACGTTGGTTGCATATGAAGCAGAAAAGAATTGCTGTGGGTGAGTTACTTCACCATCTGATCCGGCGGACATAGCTCCACCATCTGACCCCGAACCGGCAGTTGGAAGCGAAGCGGACGCGGCAGGGACGCGGACGTTACCATTAGTATCCAAATAATCCACAGTATCAACCACAGCCGATACACGAACATAATTTGAAATAGGTGGATAATCGCCTGTTAACTGAATAAATGGATCACTTGTAGATGCATCCATTAATGTGTAATATTGATCACCTATAGCACGTGCTATATAATTGGTTGAATTCGGGTCAAGTGATATATTATTAAATTGTTCTAAATATATCTTTCTATTTTCAGTATCATCGCCACGTCTAACAGACAGGGTAAATGTACCTGTTTCATTATTTACGTTTGATACTTCGTATCGTAAATTATTTTCAGTACCATTAGCCAATGCTTCATTAGTACCAATGGTTCCGGCGGAATTCATAATCGCGCCATCGCCAAATGTTGTCAATTTAAACGATGCGGTTGATGAAGGCGTTCCATAATACACACTGGCTGTTGCTGGTGTATAACTTCCGCTTAGAATTCTAACAACAGTTAATGCACCGGAGTTACGTAGATAGTAATCAGCGGTTAAGCTGGTAAAATATTCGTAGTATTTACTACCACTTTGAAACGTAGTACCAAATTTTGCAGCATATTCGGAAAACGAATTAACTGTGATTGGTATCATTGCTGGACCTTTTACGGTAGGGCCAACTATAGCAGCACCTATTTCCGAAACACCCTGTGGTATAAAAGATAAATCATTCTCTCTAGTAAATACACCAGGACTAACTATTTTTTCTGCCATTTATAATCTCCGTTATGTTGTTTGTTCCTCTAATTAGAGTACTATTCACTATATAAATATATAACTATTCTACAAACCACTACCACTATAATATCAACTTGATATAAATTCCCCACTATCAATGTCAATAGTACCTGAGCCATACTTATCAGTTAGTACTTGAGCTGCATTGGTTTCATCTTGTCTAAGTTTATTTAAATCAATAGTTAGTGTATTTTGTTTTCTATCTAGTTCAATACGATCTATTGATATTTTACCAAGTTCATACGAAATGACATTATATCGTTCGCGTATTTCTGTTACTGTGGCTAATTCTTCCTGTGTTAACTTCATTTTTATTTTTTTTATTTTAAAATTCTATATATAAGTATCATTATGTCGGTTGAACTATTAATGCTATAGCTCTGTTAAATGAGGGTAGCGTAACACTAGCAGTATTAGATGAAACTGTACCGGTTATTACAGTATCTTCAATTGAAGTATCGCAATCAAATGGCCTTGCATCAAATCCACCGGTAAAAGATACTGGAATAGATACTGATACACCCGTTCGAGCAGGACATTCAGCAGACGCTGTTAAATAATATGATGAAGAAATGTCGGCACTACCACTTTGTATATCAAATATATACGCGGCGGTCTTGTTTTCATTTTGCATAGCCATCGCATAATACCCAGTATCCGTTGTTAAGTTATTTATTGCACTGTGTGTTTCTTCATGAAAACTAGCGGATTTAGCAAATCTAATAGATGCGTAATTCATGGCTGGTGTATTAACCGTAGCTAAATGATTATTAATATCCCATGAACATCCGACGCCACATGCTCCAGAAAATGCGTTTTCCCAATATGCATGTTTATCATGTAATGCTCTGGTAATACCAAATAATTCCGAAGTCTTATCGGATTCTATATTAGCTGCTATCCACTGACCATTTCCCATCGAACCATTAATATATTTAGCAGTTGTAAGGTCAATATAATCAGAATTTGGATGGGTATAGTGATTGTATACAGCATATAAGTTTTCTGAATCTGCGCTTATACTGATAATCTTGGGTTTAACTGGAGGATTGTGGTGTAGATGTGAACACCTAACATCCATATTAGCACCTGTGTGTTGTTCGGTGCCTGTTCCACCATCGCCTGTGGCTATCCACTGACCATATGGGTCGATAGATTCCATGTATGTTTTCATACCCTCATACCATGATTCCAAATCCGCTTTGCCGGTTGGTAATGTTGTATCATAATTGTGGCCGAATAAATAAACTTCAGCACATAATTCACGAATCATCCATCCAGTACGATATCCCCACCGAGCTATTGAATATCGTAGTGAATTTTTAAAATAATCGGTTGCGGTATCAGTAGTAGTTAAATCTCGGGGGTGATTTAATGGACCGTTGTTATCTTCATACCATATTGACGATGACCATTCTGAATTCCATGATGCTGTTACCTGATCGGAAAACGCGCTGGGTGCATCATCCCATAATAGTAACATTTGATTTAGGCCACCTCTATGAAAAAATACATTCCATGTTCCAATTCCCGCCGCATCACATGCAACATTTATATCATTTATGGCATTGGCCGCGAATCTACTTATAGTTCCTGGTATACCATTTGTATCCTGATTATCCAATAAATGTAAATCATTACTAAAGTTAAATCTAAGATAGTTCCACTCATCGGGATAATTTGACATTGAATCTATAAGTACGGTATAGTCTGCGGGGTCAAAGTTGGCGGAACCCGAAACGTATTCTGGATCACCGGGCGTATATAACGTTGTACCGTATTGGGCATTAAATCCAGCGGGATAAAATGCTTGGCCACCTTTTAATGCTAATTGAGGTTCAGTGGGATGGTCCCTAATGAAATCAGTCATTAACCAACTAGAGCTATACTCAATTACATCATTTTGTACAGTTGGAATTTCAGTATCTATTGCTACCGTTACATTATATATTCCATCTGGAAATCTAGTATTGGCCGTATATGTTTCACCATCATTTTCATAATAAAATGGATGTGTATATACTTCCGCTTGTTGGCCGCTGGTGGATGCGAATGTGGCAATTACGCTTGCATTATCATAGTTACCCGGGTACCCTGCGTATGCAAATGATACCGGAAGATATTCAGATTCTAATGTACCCTGCTCTAATGTTATAAAATCTGATATATTAGTGATGGTAACGCCACTTATGTCGGTTTTACTGTTTATTATTATCATAATTACAATTACAATTACTACAGCTATAACTATAGGAATCATTATTATTAAATATCACAGAAATGGATCTGTGGGTGTTATGGCGGTGGATGCTGATGCAATTGATGTTGACATTTCAGCGTATGTATGAAAGTCCTTACTTACTGCCGTTCCATTTATATCGCCATAGTGATGTAACGAATAGTCCGTATAGTTACTTGGAAATGATTCGTTATTAGTTTGAAGTATTTTTTGGCCAATGGCATTAGATGCTATTTGATGCCTACGTGCTGATTCAGACATTACATATTCAATAGCAAGCCCAGTAGAATTACTTAAAACCAAAGATACACTTTGTGTTTCAAACGTACCTTCCACGGTAGAACTTGTGTAAAACCAGGGAGTTGATATTCCTTTGGTAAATGGTATATCATAAAACATAGACGCTGTATTATACAATGAAAATATATCGCTATCTTCTGTTAAACTGGTATAGTATCCAGGTCCGGGGTATTGTAACGATGAACTTAATAGAACCAATGTTGTATCAACCCTAGTAACCCAATGAGACGGTGGTAGGGTTTCGCCGCCAATACTTTTATTAATTATATTTAATGCAAAGTTCACATATTCTACTTCACGTAAATCATCAGTACCGAGTAAATTAAAAGTTACGTCCCAATTATCATAGCCGTGGCCGCCAAGTGGTGTATTATACCAATAGACATTTTTATTACTCTCACTTAAAGTGGCATATTGATCGTATGTTCCTTTGGCAACAGGCGCGTTTGTCTGATAAAATAAATGGTTATCTCTAAATGGTACGAGCTTGTCTGCTCCAGCGCTTTGCATAATTACTGGATATGGTATTTCACGATTACGTATTATAGTGTCCATTTCCACGGATGCAGTATATGATCCAAATGATTCTATGGACCCAATTACCTTTTTTTCCAAGCGATTTAATTTATTATTACCTAAATCATTTGCAAATGTAAGTTGTGCGGTCTGGGCGCCGCCTGCTGAATTACCCTGTATAATGTATTTTTTAATTGCGTTTGGTAATACTGTTTGAATATTATCATCAACCCAATCCCATGCATCGATGGCGTCTATCGTTGCCATACCAGATGTTCCCAACGCAGTTTGTAAAAATTCAGTTCCATTATCAATACTAAATGACGGCGGCGTTGTATTTTGGTCGGTAAGACTATACCCCATAAGAGTCGACGTTACACCCAATAATCTTTCCGGTGATTGTACATCTGTAAGATTAAATAAAGACCCAGTAACTGCGGTCCATCCCCGTCTATATTCCACCGTTATACAATGGATTCCGGCCCGGCGAAACTGATTAATGGTTTCATCTGGAGTGGCCTCGAAATTAGAATACCCTACGTCAAAGCCTCCGCCGTGGAAATAAAGTAATATCGGCGCGGCGACGGTGGGATCGCCAAAGCTTGATGTTGAATTAGTTGATTGTAATGGTGAAAACCCATATGCTGGGTATACGTCCATATATAAAAGCTGGGCGTATCCCTTTGCATTAGTTCTAGTTAGTCCGCTATATCCTCTACTTCCAGTAACATCATTAATGAATTCCAAGAACTTAGCTTGTCTATCCCCTACAGCAGTAGCCTCTATATCGGAATTAATAGTAGCATAATTCGACGCGCTCCAAGTAGATGACGTAGGAAATTCATCACTAGCTGTGGCCGTGTAGAATATTCTCTGGATACTGCCGCTGTTAAGTAGGGCTACTACCGTATCTAATTGACCTGTATTATTTCCTATTACGTATGTATCTGGTTCAAATATACCTTTAGATACTACATTAGTCGTAAATTCAGCCATACATTAAAATATATTTAAACTTTGACTCGAAATTAAATAATTGGCCGCGTTGCCTGATGATAAAATTACATCAACTTTAAACGGACCTGTTGTGTCCATTAATCCTACATTTGAAGATGCAGTTATTTCTAATTTTTCTCCAGCTAGTAATTGATAAAATGTATACCGGCGGCCGTTTGTTGCGGCCGATGGCGACGGTAATTTATAATTTACACTACCGCTTGCCACATGGGTTTCAGGGGAAAAATTAGTCAGTACAATATTTCCAGTTGTATTTTCATCGGGTGGGTGGATCGACCCACTCATATATCTAATAGTTCTATTTGCTTGTATACGTTGACTATCGATACGATCGAGGCCGGTGTCGAATTGAATATCCAACACACTACCATTTTTGCTGCCGCTGGCACCAATAAAGTTTATAGTGTCATCATTAGTAAGTGCTAGTGAATCAAAACCTACGAGACCCACAGGATCTGATGATGACACGTTGAACCCACTAAATATAACTAACGGTCCATTTGTATATTTTTGTAACGCATTATCCCATTTGATTACATGATTCGCGCCTTCTGATAGCGACCGCGTTACACCAAATAAATCATATACGGCTGATATTTCATTTGATCCTGTGAATGAATGGGCCACCACATTTGCACTAGTAGATATATACGCACTGCATGATATAACACCATCAACTATCAATGATTTACTAACAAATGTATTGGTATTACCAACACTAAATAATGTTTGGCCCGTTGTGGTTTGAACATCAAGTAATACACCACCTACTGTATCTTGGACTCTGAATAATGTATCACCGTCACTATTACGAACGCGTAAAATATCAGAGCCGTCACCCGTTACATCATGTGAACCTGTAATATTAACTGAGCCTGTAACATGTGCTGGGCCCGTTAATATACTGGGACCTATATTAGTAAATCCGGTTGATCCGCTTACCGTAAATGAACCGGATAGTTCTAAATTATTTGTTGTAGCGTAATTTGATCCCGTTGGTAAAAATATGGATATATTTGACCCAGTGGGTGCCCATGAAGCAGATATTGTGTATGAAGATGATTCTGCATATGACGCTGATTCTATATATGATCCCGTGTCTGCATATGATGATGATTCTGCATATGATGATGATTCAACGCTTGTTAAACCGGATCCATCACCAGTAAATGAACCCGTAAATGAACCAGTGAATGGTGCTGTTATTGCATTAAATTGTACTGAACTTGAAATTAATCCCGCACTATTTAATGTTGTAACATTAGTTTCATTAGTAGAAATCCGTATACTAAATGAAGATGAATCTGCGTTAAATGCACCGGTTATTTCAGATGCTATTTGTTCAGAGCTAGAAAGTATTCCGGCGGGGATTGAATCTAACCCATTCCAATCAAATGAACCTGTAATACCATTGGATACGTTTACTGAACCTGTTATTTGTATTTCGTTGGTAGTAGCATAAAATGAACCTGTCTGAATAAATATACCAGACCCGCCTCCACCTCCAGTTCCGGTTAACTGAGAACCATCACCCTTAAATGAACCGGAAAAGCTACCACTACGTAGTACAAAATCACCCATAGTTATCCGTTACGTTGTTACTGCATCTGACAATATCTTAAATGCATTACCTTGTGCTGTTAATTCATCGTTTTCGTAATCATACAACCCTTGAGTGGGTTGGCCACCAAGAGATTGATAATATGCACCGACTACACGATCACCCAGCGTGTTTTGGAAATAATCTAAGTAATCATTTATAACACGGCCTGTCGTTTGTGCATCAAATTGATGTTGATTTTTCTTAGCCCATTCAGTAATCGATACTTTTACATTACTTGTGTAAATAGAATCTAACTGCGACATGAACCAATCCATGTATTGTACTGGTGTATACGTATCAAAATTATCTGGTGCGAAATATGGGTGGATTTCTAAACACAACTTTTCAGCTGGGTCATTGAACCTACTAACAGGGATTGCTGCAATCAATAAATCATTATATTCTTTGGCGCGAGCTTCACGGCCGGAACGGCCAAGACCAACTAATGTAGGTACACCAATGTATCCTTCAAATCCTAATTCTCGTAGCCATTGAATTTTTTGTGGGTACGCTGGGATTTCTTCTGATGGAAGATCGGCTTGATACATTTCAGGTGCATACGGTTCATTACTGATACCAACGCCATGAATTTCAACATCGTTTTCCATTACGTAATCAATGACTTCTTTAATGTCATCCTTATCCATATGTACATGTATGGTTAACCAAACACCACATCCCGCTTGCTTAGCTGCTTCAATACAGATTTTAAAATAATTTGGTTCGCCGGCGGGAACGGGAGGATTATCTACGCCCTTAAAGCCAGCGTACTTACTTTCACCGTAACCTTCACCTGTAATCCAATATCCTACAGTTGGCGTTCCAGATGGAATTCTAACACTTTTGACATTCATTAAACTTAGTGAATTGGCAATACGTGTTGCTATAGTTGTAGCGTTTTTTGTTTTGTGTACTTTACTTCTAAATGAACCTTGGGCGCATACACCGTGATAAAATACATCGAGTGATACTGGTGGTTCCACAGGTGGTTCCACAGGTGGTTCCACAGGTGGTTCCACAGGTGGATCTACAGGTGTGTTATTACTATTCCACCAATTCATAAAGTGTTTCCAAAAGCCCATAATCATCATCCTTTTTAGTTGTTATCTTATATAAATATCATCGACAAACTAATAAATTACACTATAATCTGCTTCGTTAATAGGCATTACTTTTGTTGGGGAACCAATCGTGTCTTGAAATGGAAATTTACCCTGTAATGACCACATTGTTTCAACACCATTATCAGTTAACATCTGTAAATACTCATCGGTAAAGTAGCCTTGAGGCATTCTTTGTGGTATGAATATGTTAGCGCTAGCCGAATTGGAAGCAGCGGTTCCGCCGCCTGCTACATATCTGCGATTATCTACGAAATGTCTATGTAGTTTTATATTTAATAATCGATTAACATAATTTGATGTATCACGTGGATCATACAATTCATTACCTGACCCATAATTTAAATACGTTGTTACACCTGATTGCTGACTTAATCTTACTTGGGTTTGAGCTTGTGATATTCTTGGTCCGCCTATTGTTGTCATTGTATTATCCGTTTATGATGGTATATCTGTAGTAAATGTAGATAATGCTGTTAATATAGAAATTTCGGCTCTTATTCCTGAATCAATAGAATCGTTTTCAAGGCGCCACCAATTTAAAGGTGATAATGAAGTAAGATCACCTGGTAACCCACCATTATATATCACTTCAGCAGATGGGTTGGAATTAAATATTGCAAATTCGTCGATATAATATCCCGTGTTATTAGAACTTAATACAGAGCCCCCCGTTAAAATTTCATTACTTGTCCCTGAACCATTACTATCTGGGCCGACGAATGCCAACAAAGCCCCGTCTTGATAGAGCGTCCACTTACCAAAAACGCCTAAATCACCTGTCCCATCGTAACACCATAAATGATGGTGCCAATTACCGTCCCTATGTGAATTATCTCTAGTTCTAATTGTTGATATTCCAGTTGATGTTGTTACTTGTATATAAGACCCAAAATTTGAAGCTACATTTGAAGTAAATCCTATTCTTGGAATGGCTGCCGGTGCACCGATGTTAGCTATAAATCCAGATGTAGCTGAACCAACTGGTATTTTTAACCAAAAACTAGTTGCGAATGGGGTATTATCATTGAAACCAGACCATCCAATGGGAGGTCGTATTTGTTGTGAACCATTAGATACGGCTGCATAGTTATTTGTAAATACTGATGATAATCTTGGTCCGAATGTAAATGCCATAAACTGTTTTCTTTTATTAAATTCCGAAGCGGTGCTTAAATATGTTAAAAATTCGTGTTAGTTCTGAGTCTGTGATTGGACGATTATAAATAAGCGTGGGGCCAATGTCACCATCAATTTCTCCGGCGTTTTGCCCGCGTTCGCCAACTTGGAAGTCGTTACCATTGTCGATCGTATTAGCGGGAGCGCTCGTAGTGTTTACAGACACTTGTACGGCGTTTACGCCATAGTCGATATAATTTGAAGGGTCGTATCTGCCTGACATCATCACCCAGCGGTCGGACACGTCAAATGTGGCGACGCCGGAATTTCTGAGCGTTGATACGGTTTCGGCAACGTAGAACCGGGCAGCGTCAGTTAATGAATTACCCAGCGCCCACCCTCGATTTCCGCCGCCTCCCAGTACACCTACCCCGCCAACGTTTACGTTTGTAAATGGACTCTTAACAAAAAACACAACAGTCATACCTGTCGTTGGGTGCAAGGTTGCGTGATACGGTGTAGTGATTTTGTCGTCTACACCGGGCATCCTAAACACTCCGCCAAAGTCGGTAGATATTAGTCCATTAAGCATTATTTCGCCATGATTGCCATTAACCGATAAATCAAAAACATCTGTGCCGGTGCCGGGATAGCATCGTGGATTACCATAATCATAATATAACATCAGACCATTTCTGGGTGGTATGTCTCGTATGCCAATTACTCCGGACATTATATTGACCTTACGATTGTTTTGATTTTCCAACTATCTGTATCTGTCTTACTTAATAAGTGAAGTTGAGATGCAGAAATTTCAGCCGATAAAAATACATTAGATGTAACGCCAATATCAGCTGTAGTTACTTCATTGAATGACGCGGTGCCATTATTCCATATTGCTGTTATATTTCCGGCACGTGCGTTAGATGCCGACGATACTGTATAATCGAAGAATGCTCCTTCATATGAAGATGTACTAATTGAAAATACTGATTCCGTAACAGACGATGTAGTTGATGATATTAATGCTGTCGTATATAATGAACGTGCATTATATGTTCCAATATATGTTTCGTCATTCGAATCAACTTCTAATATCGGTAAACCATATTCATTATTTACTGAGAATAGAGAACCCGTTAAACTGTCTGTGATACTGAATAATTCGCCGGATGTACCCTTAACCAAGAATACTGGATTAGCTGACCCTGATCCTTCAAGCGTTAGTATTGAATGTGATACAACTGACCCTGATAAATATATTGAACCTGTTATGTCAATATCAGCTGATGCTGTTAAGTACGAACCTGACTGATACCAATCTGTATCTGAACCACCGCCGGCGGATGGAGCATATGATGCTGAAACGGCGTTTAATACGTATGATGCTGTAACTGCATTTAGAATATAAGATGCTGTAACGGCTGTGTCACTGTATGATGCGGAAGCTATTCCAGTTAAACCAGAACCATCACCCACATGTGACCCACTAAATACAGACCCACTAAATGTAGTTCCATATACTGTATTCCATATTGCGGCCGTATGGCCTAAATCACTAATGTTTGTATATAATGGTATCAACGCAGGCCCATCGATTACAACTGTAGTCGAACCACTTAATATTATTGTCTTTGCTTTTAGTTGAATATCATCTAATGCATTAACACTTATTATTGTTTCTTGTCCTGGGGTATTAGCATTTACATAAAATGTTGCACCATCACCATATAATTCTGAGGCATAAAAAGTTTTGTATTTATATCCATCATTAATTTGTACATCACCTGCTACAGATACACTTCCTGTTACAGTTAATGAACCGCTTATTATCGCACTTCCTGTATATGGGAATGTTGCTCCTGATCCGCCACTTAAAGCATAAGATGCTGTTACTGCGTGTGAGGCTGATAACACCGTCATTGACGATGATTGATCGGAGAATAAAATACTTCCCGAATCCATATAGTTCAATCTACCGAAATCTCCGTAGGTTACAATTTTAGATTTATCGGTTGAATCCGATAGACTACCGAATAAAAAACTAGATGCCGAAAATGAACCCTGAAGTATAACATTACGTGATGCAGTTAAAAACGTGCCATCATCATTCCAATCATAATCATCAGGAGCATATGATGCCGACAATACAGACATTGATGATGTCTGCGAATTAGTAACAAAGGAACCAGTATCTATTGTAGCAGCCGATCCCGTATCAACTGTAATATCAAATGTAGTTGCGTTACCTTTCGTAAAAGTGATTACGTTACTGGCGGCAGAGGCAGTAACTAATAATGACCCAGTTATAACTCCTGATGCGGATCCGGATGGCCCTTGCGGTCCTGTTGGTCCCTGCGGTCCAAGTTCAACTACCGTAATAACAGTATCTAAACCGTTTATTACGGTCACTATATTACTTGTAGTATTTACATTTACACTATTAGACATTTATGCGTAGGTATCCCAATATATTGATTTACATATAAATATCAATTTATATTAATTAACTACACAAAATATAGCGTAGTAACTATAGTATTCATACGGAAACTATTAAACGACTGAGCCTGATATTACGAATCTAATATTTTCAGTTTCAGTTTCAAATGTAATAGATTTCAATGATGTGAAATCAACTTCAATAGTAGGTTTTTCACTTCCTGTTGGAGGTAGGCTACCTGTCGGTACTGGGTCAGGCAAAATGACTGTAGATACAATGGTTGGGTCTGGTGTAAGTTCTCCAGAATTATCTTTATCGCTCCAACCCAACGTAATAAAATCGCCGGTAGGTCCAAGTAACGTAGCATAATATTCATTAGTTAATGAATTTGGATAGTATCCTGTAACGTCATATTCACCCCAACTTGAAATAAAGTCTTCATATATTCTAAGTGATGGCTTACGTGTTGATTCAGCATCCTTATATAACAATCCGCCGTTAAAATATGCACCCGAATCATATGCATCCTTACAATGCCAAAACGTAGTAGCCATATGCTTATCCAATGAACTCCACATTAATACTAATCGCGTCATTAATACACCATGAGATTCCAATTGTGTGAATCCTTCCTGTATAGGAGCTGCATTTTTACTTGTATCTATATTGGGCGATGATGACCAGCCGGTTTCAGTACAATACCAACCTGCAATATCAAATTCATGGCAGAGGTCATTTACCCATAGTCCTAGTTCGTATGCATCAACAAATTCAGGAGAAGCGCCTGTGTCAGTACCACCTTGCCCTTGATTTTGGTTAAGTTCTCGCATGTACCAATGGAACGAAATATAAACATCGGATGGTACTTTACCACCGAATAATACTTTCAAATGGTCTAGCATTCTACGTAGGAATTCCCTATCATTTTTAATTCCAATTGGAGGACCGGTCACTATCTTAATTGTTTGAGAGTACTTACGAACTTCAGTATAAACTGCGTAATAAGCTGCTGCTGTTCCTTCGGCTGTAATACTATTTGTTGCACCTATCCAATCGGGGTTTACGTTTGGTTCGTTTAATACTTGGATAATTTGAACTAGTCCCATACCTGCCTTTGGTGTGTTACTTAAATAACTTGGATGGAGATTAGTAATAGAATTAGGGTCATGTTGCCATACATCAGCTGAGTCAATAAATGCTGATGAATCATCTGCGTATCTAATTGCCACTTGTCCGGCGTATTTTCCAAGTTCAAACCATACACCAGGATTACCCTGATCTGGATAATCTGCTTCATTGATTGGCATTACTTTGGAAGGTGTACCTATTGTATCTTGAAACGGAAACTTACCTTGTAATGACCATATATTTTCAACACCTGCGTCTTTTAATAGCTGTAGGTATTCGTCGGTCCAAAAGCCCTGAGGCATACGTGCTGGCATAAATTGATTAATACTATCTACATTGAATCCAGGAGGGCCACCTCCTGCAACATATCTACGATTATCAACAAAGTGTCGATGTAGTTTTATGTTTAATAATCGATTGACGTAATTACCAGGTCTTACTGGATTATATAATGTATTACTTGATCCGTAATTTAAATACGTTGTTACACCTGATTGTTGTTTTAATTTTATCATCTATTAACTTTAGTTTTGCTTTATTATAAATATCAGTGAAATTGATTATAAATAGGGTCTTTTCATTGTCCCTGCGACGTTCTCGGTAAATTTCTTGTCCAGCGAAAGTGTCCGCCGTTGTTCTAATGTAAATGCCATGATGTTAGATTATGGTACGTCAGTTGAGTAGATTGGCGGGTTGGTACTAACCTGGGTTATTGTGTCTGCTAAAGTGCCGGAATCTGTTAGGTTGTTTTCGCCCCTCAGCCAGTTTAACGGGCTGGTCGGGAGTAGGTCTAAATTGCCGGGGGTGCCGCCATTGTATAGGTCCGCAATGGCCGGGGCATAGTCAAAAAATGCCCACTCGTCTAAATATATCTCCCCTGATTTGCTCGACGCCAATATCTCAGCATCCCCCGTTGCTGACCAAGGCAGCGATGCGGGCGTGATCTGGGTGAATTTACTGCCCACCGCAAGACCATCAATATATAAATCAACATCGGCAAAGTCGTATGTGTAGCTATTAGCAATAACAGCCACATGGTGCCAAGTGTTGTCATTTATCCCATAACTTGTTATTATCCTGTTTCTTAGGTTGCCGCCAAATTGTACAAGGTGGTCAAAATAGATATAGGTCGGGGCAAAACGAAGCCGCCAATAACCGGCACCCGGCGTGGATACCATTGTCAAAAATGGCAATTCAGTAGCAAATGCAACAGATGTTTTAATCCACATTGATAAGGCCCACGAATCGCCGGGGGCAACATTTGCTAAACAAGTCGCACCCGTCATTCTCCAAATCGAAGACTCGTAAAATGAATAGTCATTCGCAAAAGGTGGCGTTGCCTCATGCCCATGCCATGAATGATAAATTCTCGCCATATTATTCTAAATTTAAAAGAACCTTAAATACCGAACCTGTATCGGTTGGTGTATAATTGAATTGAATTGCATCACCATCTGAAATACTTTGTGATATAAATTCACTTAATCCATTTGAACTTGAAATGTATAATGAACCGGAATCAATAGTTCCATTAACAATTGATTGTGTTGCAACTGTAAGCGTTGATGAATCTCTAAATGATGCTGTCGTTGCATATGATGTATTCGATCCCAATGAAATCATATCAACATAATGTACGTCAGGTACTAGCCATTGAGACCCTGATAATTCACCTACTAATGATCCTGTTCCATTTACTACTTGTATATTAACTGACCCGGTTGGTATTATTGTAGTGAATGGAGTATTATTCACATTAATTGAACCGGTTGGTATATTATTTACGCGTATTATTAAAGACATTTGTTATTTTATATAAATATCAATTAGATTGATTATAATCAGTTCTTCATGGTGCCCGCGATGCGTTCGGTGGTTTTCTTGTCCAGCGAAAGTGTACGCCTTTGTTCTAATGTAAATGCCATGATTTGATTTTAATAAATCGTGTAGTAATTGTTGATGTTTGCCCTAATCCCGGCCTCGTTTGAAAATTGGTCTGTTTCGTACGTAATTATCTCGGCCATACAAGACCTGAACCCACGGCCAATTGAAGATGGTGGCCTAAAAAGAGAAGTTATTGTGATGTCTTTTATGACATCGGAATTAGTTGTTTGGGAATTGTTTATGTAGATGCTATTGGTTGGCCCATAGTTTACAAAGGTCTCTATGTAGGGGGAATTACTAGCAACAGTGTCAATTGAAAACAAATTTTGTGCCCCCTTTGCGACGAATGGGAACCTCCCGGCAGAGGTACCGCCAATTGAGTAGCCATATGAAAGCAATGCGCCGGACAATATGTAATTCTGTGCGGATTGGGCGACTGGTTTTATAGCACAAAAAAGAGCATTGGTAACAAAAGAAGATGGATAATCATAGTACATAGTGCCTAGTTCAGCACTTATGGCAGGCTTCCCGGAAACATCATAAAACACTCCGTTTTTGAAATATGGCTTTTTCCCGGCTAAGAAAACAGCGTCCCTAGCATTACCAGACTGGTCGTAAATTATATCAACATAGGTAATCCCGCCGTCAAGGTTGGAAAATGTTTGCGCCAACACGTCATCCACATCTTCACCTATAAATCCTACATCCAATGTGCCAGAAGAATTGGATAGTTTATAAGCGTAAGTAGCTGTATTTTTTAGTTTTCTTGCACTTGAATACGCAAGATTCGCGCCTGGATACGTATCAAGTATCGGCGTGAACGCTGGCGCTGCCTCATGCCCAAAAAGGTAGTATCGCTTCGCCATTAGAACTCCAAAGTTAAGGTAGTAACCGTGCCCGTGATGTCGAACGTAATATCTGCCAAACGTGCTGAGGCCGGCTTCCTACCTTGATTAATAAATAAGATTCTGTGTAAATTCATAGTGGATTAAAATGTAAGTGTAACCGATGTAACAGAACCGGAAATACTAAAACTAGATGAAACCGATGCTGCAATAGATTGAGAAATAAATGAACCAGATGCTGGATTGCCATCAACTACAACAGTTGATATTGAGCCGGCACCTGCTAAACTTTGTGACGTTACTGTATATGAACCAGACCAAGCAGGTGATATGAATGTATATGTTGTTTCCGTTCCAGCCAATGAAATTACGAGTTCAGGGTCTATACTGACTGCTAGACTTCCCGATGAAGCAATACTATATGAATCAGTTGTTCCATCGGGAAAACTTAATGATAATTGGGCGGGGTAACAATAACTGTTAATGTCAATTTCATAACTTGAGCTATATACGAATTGAGATGAAGTAATTACACTTGAATCTGGATTCAATACTGAAAATGTAACATCATCGATTAATACATTACTCGCGCTTATTTCTCCGACTGGATCGGCTGCAGTATTAATAACAGGTATGTCTTCGGTTGTAGATGCAGGAACAAGTGAATACAACACACCATTAATATTAATTGTTGCATTCCCGCCTACCCCGGTACCGTTTGGTTGGCCGCCGCCTACTGTAAGCAATGAGTTGTTTTGAGTAATCAAATTACCATCTACACTTTCACCAAAATGAACAACGGCTCTGGTAAATACCTTTTGACTTTGTTCTGTGGCAGCTTTCTGTATATTATCAGGTATAATATATCCACGTAATTGTAACGAAAATGAAGTTCGAATTGCTCTATCTTCACCTTGATTTACTTCTACCGTGTTTGAAAAATTATCAATTGCTGTTGAAAAAATAAAACGTTTTGGGTCGCCCCAGAAGGCGCCTTCTGCATAATTTATAGCTTCAATAATTTTATTCATTTGGCCGATGAAATCAGTCCAAATAATAAATTCATATGTTAAAGTTACATAATCAGGAACAACAACTCTATGTAATTCCCTTACTGGAATTCTACCAATTAACCTATCTATGTCATCATACTTATTAACCGGTGAACGTTGGTTTGTTATGTACTGATGAATTTGAGGATTATTTGCATCTACATTACGTGATAAACTTCTATCCTTTTCAATGGATGTGCGCTTATACATGATAAGAGGTACTTGTGTCTTTCCTTCTTTATCTCTATAGAATGTAGTTTTTTGTACTGATTTCCATCTTTCTGGGCTGCCATAGATAACAGGCACCATTGATGATTCGTTATTACTATCAACTACATGTGGCTTTATATGATTATCTATATAATACTTCACGGCTTCATCATGCTCGTAAAGTCCTACGGTAATATTTGCAACGTCATCATTTCTTCTAATAACATTGGCTCTATTTACCGTTTCTTGTTTAGACTTGTTTGCAGTTGGTTTCTTTGCCATTAGCTGTAATATAGATTATCTGGATTTCCAGTGTTTGTTCTTTCAATTGAAAGATTTGAACGTCTTGTTAAATGAGCACTACATATGATTGAATGATTGCCACCAAATGTACCACCAACATGATCAGTATCAGGATTCTTTCCTACCACAAATTGATTTTCAATAATCCCACCTACTTCCCAGAAATTTTCATTCCATTTTATAATATCACCTATTTCCATAACAATGTCCGCGTCATCTTTTAACGTGTCACGTAAAAATGCAAATGTCATGGATTGGTTTACATCTGACCCGAAGTCATCTGAATTCCATTGTTGATCATCTCTACCAATTAAACATGGTATTCTAACAGGCTGCTTATATACTTTATTTATAGCTTCATCATATAGACTTTCTTGTACATCTGTGATGGATAGCTTAAATACATCTACAGTAACATCGATGATGTTATTGATAAGTTCTTTATTTAAATGTCTGAAAAGAGAGATATCCCTTTCGCCACCATACATTGCACACATTATAATTTTATCCTAAGTATATACCAAGTGGAATTCGACCTAAAGTATCTTGTTGAAATTCAGATATATCTTTTTGCTGTTCCATTGTATTTCTACTTGAAGCAGCTTCTAAATCTTCTCTCAATTGAGCTACAAGATTTTCCTTTTCAGTTGCGCCTTCTGTACGAAGTGTATCACCGTCAAGCGTTACATCAGCCCCTGGAATAGGAATAGAACTATACTTACTTCTTATGTTACCTAATAATTCTTTAACTAACGCAACTGTATACTTACGTATCCATTGTTTTCCAGGGTCATTTATTTGAGAGTATACCATGTTATCATATGGCACATTCGAATAGTCTGATATTTCACCTTGACCGCCTGTTGGTCCGAATGGATTTGACCGGTCACTGTTAACTATATAATGGAACCAAAGATCGTAATTTGATGTACTTGTTGGTCGCGGGAATATAGTTACTTGATTATTTTTTATATTGAAACTAAAAGCAGATCGTCTAATTGTATCATTAAATTCAATAGACTGCATTCTTAGTAAGTCATCATACATCGGCATCATTAAATAATTAACTGCGGGACTAAATTGCCCCCAACCGAATCCCGATAGCATTTGAGATGTTCCTTGGCCGGAGCCCATATATGGGTCAAAGAATCGTGTTATAGCAGGCGATGCTTCATGAAACACACGTTTAACTTCTATTCTATTTCCACTTTCCGATACATCGGCCCAAAGTGCCTGTAGGTCATAGGTCTGTTTACCACCCACCACGTTGATTGAGCCGCTCTTATACGTGACATCTCCCCCAGAACCACCTTCACTACCATAAGTTTTACTAATGTCTATAATACGTGACAGGTTAGGTGTTATGTTTCTATGAGTTAGATTGGAACCGGTTGATGCACCCTTTAAATTCAATAGGTTTTCACGTATATTAAATTGATTGACTTGAGCACCATATTCATTTACAGCTTCCTCGAAGACAGCATAAAATGAACACGCCTGTAATTCAATATCTACTATAGGATATCCAAGACGTTTTGCAGCCCAAACGGCCACGGCTTCGGCATCACATTGAAACGTAGTGTCACTATCATATAATCCAAACGGAGTATCTCCTGGATAAAATGATGAACTACCTGGCCAAATTGGAATTGATACACTCACTTACTTAGTTCCTTATTAATTTTTTTGAGAATTGAATTTATTTGTTTAATCGATTTTCCGCGTTTCACCGGAATAATGGTATTCGATGTTATATTTTTTTGTGCATTAAGATAGGATGATGCATTTCTTTTTTTAATAATACTGGACCTATCATTTACACGGAGCCAATGACCCCGACACCAGGTACTATTTGTAGTACCACCACAACCACATTTACAAACATTCATTAATACGTTACCTCTTTGGATAGTTTTATTTTTCCTTCTAATATTCTGGATACATATTCACAATTACCAGACCCACTATATATTTCTATATCATAGTATGCTCTATCGAACGTGAATTGACTGGATGAATACGCCGATATATATACACCTATACTACCAGATGTTTTAGGTAATGTTGCTGATGCTGATGTAGGGGTTAAATTTAATCCCGTACCACATGTAGTTAAAGAAGATGATAAACTTGCGTACAAGTTCGAACCTTTCTTAGAATCTCTGATTTGCATCCTAGCTTCATAGTCAGTAAGGTCAATAGCGGACCCTGTTGAATCTTTGTAATCGATTCTAAAGTCTACTGTAGTACCTTGTTCTATTATGAATGTATAGTTTCCTGCTGCCATATTATTTCCCTATTATAAATATCAAATTAGGTACAAAAAAAGGAGAACCGAAGTTCTCCCTTTTTATTTTCATATTTTAATCGGGTTAGGATTAAACAGTATCTAAGCCACCGATATATATTTTCCCAAAAAATTCCGGACGGACTACCTTTTTCGCGTAACGTGTCATAACCCCTTTACGTGGTGTAAAGTTAGTTGGGTCATATACAAGAGGAGTCATAATCAATGGAATATATGGAGCATAAACTGCACCTGTTTCCAAGAATTGTGCACCACGGAATCCCATTAATAGAACATTGTCTAAGAAATATGGATTCTTGTATACAGTGAATCTATTGGCCAACGAACCAACCTTAGTAACACCCATTGCGTATGTTGTAGCTGTACCATCTGTAGTAGCTGCATATCCAGGAATAGATTCCAAGATAGTTGATACTTCAGGTGAAACTACAATAAAGTTAGCGTTTCCTCTCATGGTAGACTGGTAAATCTTGTTACTAATCTTCTGTACTTTAGTACCAAGAGTTTGATACCATGTTTGTTGTGTGTAAGCCGCTGCTGCCCCAACCGAAGTTGCTGCTGCCGATGCGCCTGTACCACTTAGAGTGAAACCTAAATCTGCTGACCATTGGTCGATGTGCAATGCTGCTTGTTCAATCATTGACAAGATTTCCAAGTCAATTTCCATAGCAACATATTCTGAAAGCATTGAAGTTAATTCAGCTTCAGCATCGATACTGTGATAAGCGTTAAGGTCTTGAGCGAATTCTGGTGACCAAACAACTTTCAACTTACGTGTCTTAGCTATGATAGCTTCTTGACGTAGTTCAACGTTGATTTCTGGAATGTTTAAGTTCGTACCAGATGTTGGACCTTGAATTGGATCAGAATCTTCGAAATCGCCACGTGAGTAAGCGTTACGAGTATCGTTGAAATAAGTAACAGTTACCGAACTTGCTTGAACAGCGGCACCGAGTGCTTGTGTAGTGAAGAACGATGCAGACACAGCGTTAGCTTGGTTGTATGTTCTATTTCCACTTGCGTCAGTAACGAAGTTATAAGTAGGTAAGTTTGTTGAATCAACGATGATTGACCCACTAACAACAACGAAGTGTTGTACAGCGTTCACATCTACATCGGTGCTAAGCGCACTTAGAGGAAGTGAAATCTTAGCGATAAGTCCACCGGCTACTGATGCTGACAATGCAGCGTCAAACCCAACTTCATCCCATGATGCAGATGCAGCGGTAGTAACGGTTACAGCACTAGCGGTTACAGCCTTAAGCGAATAACCACCTTTACCTTTTCCATACAAACCACCTGAAGGCGTTGATGATGCACTGGTGTTACCCATGATATCAGCACCTTGTGTGAATCTACTACCGTCTTGTGTAGTACCGTATTTGAAATCCAAATAGAAAATTAGACCTGAAGGCAAGTTCATCGGTTGAACCGAAACGAATTCTTTAGCACTAATTTGGCCGAAAATACGTCTAACAAGCGGAAGGGCTACACCATTCCAATCTTCTTTAGAGTTACTTTCACCTGCATTAGTAGTAGATGCTTCATACATCAACTGACGGGCCTGGTTTTCTAATAGAATAGCGGTATTATGCTTTTCATATTCAGCATCGATACCTTCCAATAGACCCGATTGAGCCCATTTGTCAACGTATGCACGTGTTTGTTCACGTTGAGCGCGAAACGTTTTGTTTGAGTCTTGTAAGAGCTCTGAAATATTCTTATTCATTATGAATAATTCTCCTGTTTTTTAGATTAGACCTGCAAGCTTTTTCATGCGGTCTGAAAAATCGTTACTTTCTGTAATGATTTCTTTTGGTTTTGTTGAGGCAATCGGCTTAGACGCGAGGCCTTCAGCGATTTTAACTTTCTTTGATGGTGCTTTGGACATCGATTGAGATAGTGTTTTGTACACCAACTTAATTTCTTTAAGTGTATCAGCGTCATCAAAGTTTTCGATTATTCTCATCTTTTGACTTTCATCAAGATTATGTAATCTAAACAACTTATTAGAGAACAATAATTTAGCATTTAGAATGTTTACTTCGTTAAGTGTATCTTTCAATGTTCTGATTGTGTCGTATGCTTCTTGCAAGTCAGTTTCCATCGTCGCAGTTTCATTACTTTCATCTACAGAATCATCTTCGGCCAATTCGCGAAGGATTTCATCTAAATCCAATTCATCGTCTTCGTCATCGCTTTCTTCATCAGCATCATCTTCAACGTCAGATTCATGTACTGTGGCTACATCTTCAGCTTCTTCAAGCTCACGGATAATAGATTCAAGTTCTAAATCAGAATCGTCATCGTCTTCTGCTGGCTTTGAATCTTCCTTTTCATCATCTTCGTCATCAGATTCATTTACTTCGGTAACATCTTCTGCTACTTCTGTAGTTTCATCTAATTCAAGATCATCATCTTCTAAATCTTCTACATCATCATCATCCATTTCGTTCAAATGTGCTGAAATCATGTCTTTGATTTTTGGTGAAAAAGTTTCTTCTAATACTAATTTTGCGTTTGCGATTGCAGTTTCTCTAACAGCTTTAGCGTCAGCAATTGCTTCTTTTAAAAGGTCTTTTGACATTTTAAATTCTCCTTAATTTAATTTGGAAATATAGCTATTGAGAGCTACAATGGGATAAAAACTGCGATTGATATTATATAAAAAAATAATATATTTTACGCAGTGTACATATAAGTATACAGTATTTCTACAAACCCTTAATCATTGGCAAGTAATACAATATACGAATCAGACCAGCAAGTAGACTTTTTTCTGTCTAATTTAATGCGGTCAGCGTCACATTTCTGATAGAATACTGCTCTATTGTTTCGTTCCCTTTTAGATGCAGATTTCTTTTCATAGTATGACTTCTTTTTTAATTTTGTAAATATGTCGCTTTCTTTTGAATTGCGCTTCCATATTTTTAATGCGGTATCTAATCCGCCGGTTGGTACACCAACTGAGTTGGAATTACCATATGTGTTATAACTTTTGTATTTCATATTTTTATACTTTTTGTATTTTATTATTTTAAAATCCGACTGATATACTATCTTCTTTGCCGTCAACCCAACGTATACCAATACTAAGTAATGATTTTAAATCGCTGGATGCCAGGCGGCCACCTCTTATACCGGTATCGATGACTACAATATGTCCGTGAATACCATCAAATAAATCAAAATCTTTATTGTTGTAAAATAGCTTTACTATTTTTTTAGCTTTTGTTTGTGCTTTTGCTGGTAATTCATTAAGAGATACTTGGGATGCTTCATTAAGTATATCCTTAAGAGTTGGTAATAATTTATCCATAGATTCAACGGTTATGTTCTTATCTTTTAAATGTTTCATTAGTTCTATCTTCGTATGTTTATTTCTAAGTTCCATGTAATCACCTTCGTAATCTACAAAATAAAGCTTTTGGGATGCTCTATCCCACCAAATATAATCATTACCAGGCATATACATTTTTGAAAATGACTTTTCTAGTTTGATTTTTTGCATTCCCTTTAAAAACTTCTTAGTATCTGATGTGGGAGTGGCTTCGATTAAATTGGCCAACAAAATATTATTTGATTCCTTAATTGGCGTCCATACACCTTTATTTACATCAAAATCTACTTTTGGAAAAAATGTAGTTTTAGTTATTAGCTTTTTACCTCTTGGTTCTGTTTGCTTAACCTTATACCCTTTATTGGTAAAATCTAAAATTTCAGCAGAATAGCCATCCAAATGCTTATGCTTAAATTTATCACCTATATCTATTTCTGATAAATTGGATTTTTTATTAATAGATTCTTTTAACTTAAACTTAGATATAAATTCACGCTCATATTCATTTCCTGGTTTACCAGACAACGCCGATGAAAAATCCATTTTGGCCATAGCTCTTCCCTTTTTGTGAGGTCCGTTTACTATATAGCTAAATAGTGCTTCAGCATCCAGATTATTATCAACTATAAATTTATTAACAGCTGTAACTCTAGTTGCAGTCATATCAGCTATGTGTTTCACAAATCTACTATTAGGTTTCATTATTTAGTACTCGTTGGTATTGAACATTGGCAAGTTAATTCACATAATATGTCTGACACCAATGTATTTATTTTTAAATATCGATCAGTTGCGGAAGATACTACAGATTCAGATATACCATTTGGTGCCATAAATGCACCATGAGTAGATGGATTACTTACGAAATCCCAACACACAAGGTCAAAATCATCTTTAACAGTTACCGTATCTTGTCGGCCAGTAGCTTCAACCGAACCCATTCCTCTGGAACTAATACCAAGTGCTACTTGACTTTTCAATAGTTCTCTTAAAATATTTCCGGATGGAGTTGACAGTACTTCAACTTTACCTATAACATCATTACCTTCCCACCATATATTTCTAAATATATGGGATACGTTTTTTAGATTAACTACCGATGATTCCGGATGGTCAAGTTCACCGAGTGCACGATTTTCTTTTATTTCTCTACCAATATATTTGATAACTTCACGCTCTAATATTCGCTTAGGATATACCCTACCGTTTTGGTTAGGAGCTTCAGCACGTTGGATTACGCCAGTTACTATAACCTTACCATTATTTTTTTGCTCTGACTCCAACACCATTGCGGGAGATATTTCAAAGGTAGTATAATCAATTAATAAAGTTTTCATGGTGTTTTCCATACAGATCGTTTTACATATAAATCAAAAAAAACTTCCGCTACTTCCTTTCGTATTATAGCTTGGATTCTTTTTATATCCTTACTTGTCAGTTCTTCTACAATATGAGTTTTCTTTGACTTCATATTAGAATTTTCTTAGTTTTTCACTTATTCTATACATCTTTTCAGATATCTTTTTCAAGTTAGATCTAGTTGGCTTCCAATATCCATCTTTACCCACACCATCTTCCTTTTTTAACTTTAGATTCTGGTTAATGGTATGTTCTATTTCAAATAATTTTAGATTTATTTCTTTGATTGCAATATTAACTTTTTGCTTTGATGATGTTGATTCATCAGATTTATAATCTTTGTATCTGGCTTCATTAACTACTGATTCACTTTTGAATGGATTAAACAATCCCCTCTTAATTATTTCTTTTTTAGTAGATGGCGCTGCTTTAGCTTTTGATTGGTGGTTAAATTTAATTGGATTAAATTTTTCCAATTCATCTACATTTACATTACCGTCTGCATCGGTTTTTACTTCACCTGATTTATCATCTGCAAGTCTTACAATACCAATTGTCTTAGTTCTTTTGTTATAAACTAAATCATCAACGCTGAATACGCCAGCGTATTCTTTAATAATTGATTTAGAATCAATATCATATAGTTCGGCCATCATTCTTTTGTACATTGTCATTGGTGATGTTTCATCATCTTTTCTAAGAGCGGTTTTTTCTTTTAGTTTTTTCACCTGCTTATATCCGGCAGATTCTATATCTTTTTTCTTAGCCTTACCAAAGGCCTTTGGAGTATTATATGCTCCAGCGCCAGCGGTTGTACTGATTTCTTCTACTGAATCTTCATCTTCAATATCTTCAACGTCATCAATATCGTCTGCTTCTAACAACAATTTAAATTTAGCGTCTAATGTTTCACTTAATTTCATTATTCAGTTCCCTTAGTAATTCATACGAACACATTACAGATAAGATGTGCTTATCCCTAACAACGTCATCGTCTTTAATATTGTTAAATTGGTTTTTGACTTCAGATAATTTTATTTTTAATATATTATCGTCAACTTTATTTATATAATAATTTAGCTTTTTATTTACGTCATTGACGCAGCTATTAATATATGTTTTAAGCTTAGTAGTATTGGTTACATTATTAATGTATTCTCTTAAAATCGACTTTTGATTTTCATCTAAATCACCATACTTATCATTAAACTTACTTACAAGTATTTTGTATGTTAGGGCCCGTAGGTCTTTATCCTGCTTATTATATTCTTCTATTACAGCATCTTGTACATTATCACTTGCAGGTTGGGTACCTGTTATGGTTTCTACTAACGAATATCGAACGTTTATTTTATCCACAGGCGATGAAAACGTATTTTCGAACAGACGGTATGTAGATGCATTTACTTTGTAATTAGGTATTTTGGTTTTAAAAAATACAATTTCATCAAAGCTATTTCGTATTTCTTTAATTAAATTGTATTTTTGGCGTCGTAACGTACTTTTGTTTAATTTACCATATTGTTCCAATACCGCATCGATAAACCGATTGGCTTTTTCTTCTGTATTGAAAGTAGCTTTCTGTAGTGCTTGGTACAATAAGAGTTCTTTTCTGAGTATATTATCAGATTTAAAGAATTCTCTAACTATACGTATGGCCGGAGAATTATCTACGTTATCAAGTGTGTCATTGGTAATTTGTCTTACCAATAACTCAAATAAAATACCAGTATTTTTGTATTTTTTATGCTTTGTATTCATGAAGGTCTACCTTATGTAAGTATACTCTGATATAAATATAGTGTTATACTTTTTCCAGTATATTGTCTTCGTTTAACATTCCACCTATTTTCTTGTCATCTGATTTTTTATTAAACAATGATTTTGCTATATATCGTTTTTCAGCTTCACTTATAGAGCGGTCTTTGTTTTTTGCATCCCTTGCCCGTGTTTCATCACCCACTGGGTCTCTGCCACGCGCAGAATCTTGAGTGCCAAACTTAGGGCCTTCTTTTGGTCTACCACCGAAATCAGTATCATCATTAGGTGTATCGGTTGGGACCGGTGTGGCTGATGTGTCATCTTTAGAAGGATCCATGCCTTCATTTTCAATTGAAGTTAGTATAAACTTACGTTTTGTATCTTCAACTACATTGGCCTTTTCTTTGGTAATATCATCATCTGATAATTTCCATATATTTTCATATATCCATTTTTCAGACAATAGTTTATTATCACGGAGCGATTGTGCCAAATCAGTTTTTTGTGACCACAATTCAATCATTTCTTGTTCGTGAATTGTAGATGAGTTTGTCAAATTCAATTCAAAGTCAACCAAATCAGCATCTTTGTATCCCTGAGAATACAAATGTACTATAGCAACTTTGGTTAATTCACTTACCATAATTCGTTGAATACGCTCGATGGTTCTTGCAAATCGAACATCCATTGCAGCTAAAGTTGCTTTACCGTCAACACCTTCCTCATATCCAATAAATGCCTTTGGTATTTTAAGAGCCGCAAACATTTTTTCTTTTAGATAATTTATGTCATCAATACCACTCCATTCCATTCCAGGAAGAGTATCTATTTCGGTACCTGTTTGACCGCCACGTACTGGAAGATAATAGTCTTCCATCATATTTGATAAATTAAACTTAAGGTCGTATTGGCCTGTATTTTTATCTATGTATGGGGCTTTCTTTGTTTGATTAATAATATTTTGCATGTGGGTATCCACTTCATTAGGAGGGATATTACCAATGTCAATTTTAAATATTCGCTTTTCGGGAGCTCTCATAATTCTATGAATCATCATTGAATCTTCCATCAATGTGAGCTGCTTCCATATTTTTCTGGCCGGTTCTACCATAGATTTACCATATGGTAAAAAATTGGCGTCTGATAGTAATCTAAAATGTGCTACTTCATAGTTTTCAAATCTACGTTGTGACTGTACAAGTGACCTACCCATACCGCCGCCGGCTTGGCCGCCAATAGTTGGGTCTTGTGTAAACCTAACATATTCAGGGTTATTTGGATCTAAGTCTTCTTCCCTAAGCATTTCATATGTTGAAATTGGAATTACATTAATAATACCAAGTTCTTCTACTATTTCTAATTTCAAATAAAAATCACCATACTTACACATGTTTCTACACCAGGGATATAGATTGAATTCAATATTCATTATATTATAAAATAGATTATTTAACGTTTCTTCTATTTTACTATTCGAACTTTTTATAGTTAGAATATCACCAAATTCATCTCTAAGTGTAGATTCTTCTGAATATATGTCAAGAGCCGATGATATGATAGGATCTTGATCCATAGTTTCATAGTCACTAAACAAAATTAATCGTTGTGTATGATAATTAGATTTTTGATTATATCCAAGAGCCTGCGAACTTTGATGTAATCGATTATATCTGTCAACTAATCTATTGGTGGCTAGCTTATCGGTAGCCTGGACTTTATTAATATCAACTACCTGGAGACCCTCTTTTCCTTTCACCACCAGAGTTGATGTTGAAAACATTGTTTCGAGCCTACCAAAAAAAGTTTTATCTACCATGTTTTTATTTTTATTTTATAATAGCCACTTCAAGCTTTCTTCGTTTCCGTTCACATTCATATTCAATGAATTATGAGCATTTGCATTGTTGCCGGTGTAAACGCCCGATGGGCCACCTACTTTCTGAAATAATCTAAGTGAATTTTTATTGAGTTCTATGCCGTCATTACGAAGTTTAAGTGCATAGTCTCTGATATATAATCCTATTGACCATGCCATTGTTAGGTCATCATTATACCCACGTTGAGCTTCACATCTTGATCCTTTCCAAATAAACATGTACCATTCATCAACTAATCGTTGAGATTTGATAATACATGATTTTTCTCTACTATACATATCAAGTTTTGATATCAAAAGCGGGCGGGTTTTGCCGGACGTTGTAAATCCTGGCGTCATTTGCGCCTTATCTTTTATATCATATCCTTTTTCCAATTGTACCGCGGCGTCCGTAACTCCTTCGTGTCTGTACGTGTAATATAAATTATTATATTCTCTGTCGATTGCAGGTTGTATCGCTGCCCAACCAATATTTGCATTTTCAATAACCAAAAGCGCATTATTGTATTCGGTGGCCACGTTGACCATCATATTACCGAATTCTTTTGTTCCAATTAGCCCCTTATATTCAGCTACCTGCTCACACGCTTCAACATCTACTACGTGAAACGCAGAATAATCTGATGCGTCACCCCTTGCAACGTCAGCTACCAACATATAATCGCGTGAGTAATCGGGGTCTTTCCATACCCACAATTCACCGCCAGGACCTCTTTTTTCTTTTGGTTCGGAAACTTGGTTATCTTCATACCACTTTATTAATTCACCACGTATAAGTGTGTTACCAGATGAAATAAAATCACAATTATGAGAAACCACACCATCCACATTAAAGATATTACCATTATCTACTTCAACTATATCATATAATTCAATGGATTTATGTATCAATTGTATGTTTACTACGGTTACATATTGTGTATCCGGTACATCGGAATCAATTAGAGATCCTACTTCCAATTTATTTGCTAATATTTCCGCGCCATTATACATAAATGGATGCGTAGTAGAACATTTTAAAACGATATTATTGGATAATGATATAACGTAATGAGAAGCTTTTTCTAATTTACGGATACCAGTAAATGGCTGATATCCACTTGGCGTTGATATTTCATACTGTAAGTTCTGTTTAAATATCATATTTGTATTATAAAGTTCCGATAATGTAATATAAAATTCTTCTTTGGTTTTAGAATCACGTACTTTAATTCGGCTTTCGCCCCACAAACAATCGCATTCTTGAGCTGCCGCTCTTTCACCTAATAATTCGTCTTGTTCGTCTCTCCAAGATTGGTCTCTATCTGGGTGTACTGACCAATGGAGTCTAAGTGAATTAAACTGGGCTTTGGTTGAACCCTCTTCTGAGAACTTCCATTGCTTATGAAACCAATTACCAGTACCGTTTGGTGTTGATAATGCAATACACCTACCACCAGTAGCCAATGTTTGTTGCGCTGCAATCCAAATATCATCGATATAATCAATGAACGCTGCTTCATCAAAAATAAGAAGCGAAAGCGCTTCCGATCTTCCTGATTGCGGAGTCGATGAAATGGCTTTTATTTGAGACCCGTTTTTGAATCTAAGCGACAATTTATTATCTGTATCCGTTTGTTCTTTTAACCAAGATGGTAAATAGTCATACATGACACGAACTTTAGTAACCATGTTTTTTGCTACATCCCTTGATGTAGCAATTACAAGTACGTTAAAGTCTTCTTTGAATGTCATTTGGTGTAATGCGTATCCAGCAACAAGCGTAGATATACCAAGCTGCCTAGACTTTAATATAATTTCATATCTATGAGATTGAATATCATCTAATGCTTTTTCTTGAAATGGATAAAGATTAAACAGCATTTTGCCCTGTGTTGGGTGCTGAATATGACAATACTTACGCATAAAGTATATTGGATCAGCTGCACACTTTTTGTACTCCGATGCTATAAGCTGTTTTAAATTAGGATTGCTCATATTTCTATTTATTCAGCTGCTTCAGCTGCTCTGGCTGCTCTACGTCTACGTCTACGTGTTGGCTTTTTATTAAAATCTTCGTCTGTTAGTTCCATTTCCATATCTATTTTATCATACACAGACACGTTATTATTCACAGCGTGTGATTTTTCATAGGTTCTACCTGCAAAATATGCACCGTAGACTGTTAACAATAACGTTTGATATATTGGCTTATAAGCATCATCCAACGTAAATTGACCTACATTGCCGTCAAAAAACGTAATGAATACAAATACAACCGTTAAGAAAATCAATGCAACGGGCCGTATGTTTTTTGATAGTTTGTTATCGGATGTCATATCGGCTTCCCAACGAGCAGTTACGTTGTTGGCAGCTTGTGCCTCCGCATTCAATACCATCTTCTTAAATTCTGATTTGACTTGTAGTTTTTCTTCTTTAGTAGTAACTACATCGTCTATAATACCACCAACCTTTTCAATTAATTCTGAACCAGCTGAGGTTAAAAGTCCTCCTAACATATCATATCTCCTATTTATTATTGTTTCGTTTGAATGAATAATTCAATGATTACACTTATTATAACCATTACAAATATCCATCCAAGTGCATTCATTATTAAAACAAATCGTTTGCTATTTTAATAATCATACCTACTATAGCTGCATAAGCTACCCATAGTGCTTTTTGAACACTACCTTTCCATTCCGTTACATGGCCCATTTTACTTGTCAGTGTATCAACGGCTTTAAGCTTTTGTACGGTCGTTTCTATGTTCGATGTATTTTCATTCACCTTTACAATTATACCATCATCAGGATTTAGTAATCGCGTTTCTATCCGCTTTACATCAGATGAAAGAGAGGATAACGAGCGTTGAATGGTTGGGAAGTCATTTGCTTCCCATTCTCCATTTTCTTTTCTATTATTTATATCGTCATATAACGATTGAATCATTTCTTTTTGTGTAGGCATTATTCAGTTTCCATGTTTTTTAGTTTATCTTCAAAGTCCGTTAAATTTGACTGCTTGTTGGCCCATTTTTCAACGTGCCCTGCTTCGGAAATATATGACTTTGCTGACGTATCCAACCATTCGGAATACTCATCTTTAATTTCTGATAACCAAAAATCAAGGTTATCTTTTCTAGTTTGATTTACATATTCATCCCACTTGCCGTCAATCTTAAGTTTAGTATGAAATTTGGATACACAACTACCACACATCTGTAGTACATTCCAATAATACTTAGAAATCTGATCATTCATGGAGCCGGTACACTTAGGACATGATACTGGTCTTTGAATAATACTTCTGGCTTTACTTAATTTAGTAACTGTTTTCTTTATACCATTTTTAATAGTCCACTGCTTTCCTGCCTCGTCCCATACATCACCTTCAATTCTTGGTGTGTTCTGCCTAATGGCATTATACCCCGTTTGGATTTTAGTTTTGGTTGTATATTTCCCCATAACGATATTTCTCATACGTTCTGCTTTGTGGGATGGAACTCCTTTAATTGCCATAATTTTAAACTTTTGGTTTACCGAATACGGTTTCTTTTATTTTTTTACCACCGGTTAATATACGAATATATTTTCTTCTATCACCGGTTAGCTTTAGATCTGATTTCGGAAATAATTTTTGTAGAAATGATTCGTCTTCTATATACGAAACACTTGATTTATATAATACATGTTCTAAGGCATCTGAGGCTTCTACCCAATAACCAGGCTTAGTTAATAACTTTTTAAGTTCAACTAATACTTTATCAATTGCCTTACGAGATCCATCATGGCCGATACCTTGTATTTTACTTCCTTTCCACGGTTCACCTGATCTATGATTACGGTAAAATATAGTTGCATCTATATCAGGATCATTATCAATGTCAATTGAATGCCAGTCCGGTTCAGCCAAATCACGCTTGGTGTTAATAAAAGATACCTTTGGAGTTTTACTATAAGCTGTTTGCACAACTGATATTAAATCATCCGAATATTTGTCGGAATCCACTTGCATCCATTTGTTCTTTGGAATTTCGTTTAATATGTCTATTAATTTAATCAAAATTCATTAATCCTGCTATTTGATTCACGGGGCCGAAGCTGCCGGTTAATTTATAAGTCTTACCATTGGATACAAATACCAATCCTTCGGATGGAATAATAGTATCAAATCCACCAATTGCTTTGATTCTAGCCAATTGCGTATCTATTCTTTTAAGTTTCTTTAAATCACCACCCTTTCGAACATCTGTAATTGCTTTGGCAACTTGATTGCGTATATTCTGTACAGCCTTATCTGGATTAACAGCGAGGAAACTCTCTACGTTTTTAAGTACGTCTACGCCGAGTTCAAAAAACAATACTTCAAATGGAAACATATTTTTCTTTACTTGATCTGAATGTGACCCTTTATCAAATTCAATTGCTTTCGCAAGAACGGCTTCATCAGGTATATTTTGGCGATTTAACCTAAAACTTTTGTCAAAGAAGGCCCAGCGATTTACCAATCCTACTTTAATATTATTGTCAAGAGCACCAAATTTAGATTCTATGAAAGCTTCCCACCAAGCTTGATGATATTCAGCGAGGGTTGACGTATCTAACAATTTAAATTTCTTTCTGAGAGTATCTACTTTAGAAATATAATACGAACTCTTTTCGGCGAAGTCTTTATTTTTAAGAAGCTTCAGTACATTGGGACCAATGATAGCAAAGTTTTTTTGTAAATTCTTATTTACCTGCTTAATCATACCGGCCAACATACGAGCGCCATCCTTTACTTCGCCATTAGCTTGGCTACCAGAATACTGTAATACATTGTGGAATTGAAGATATGGTGCATCATATGAAATAACATTTTCAGATGGTGGATAAATGATTTCCATGTTTACCCAATTACCACCGTTATCAAATATTTTCTGTCGTTGCTTATCATTTATGGATGATATGGCCGAAGATAAATCTTTCATAGCAAGAGTAAAAGCTTTTTCTATATTACCACGTCCTGCGAATTTTGCAGCAATTGCTTTATAGTCCATACCACCACGTTTTAAGTCACCGGTATTTCTTGCTGCCATTAACTTACCATTAGCCCAAGTAATAAATAAATTTTGACCATCAGTATTATGCACTAAAATACCATTAGCATAATAACACTTGCGGCCTTCAACTTGAATATCATATCTAGTTTGTAGCTTATTTACTTTCGTGATAGATTTTATTTTCATAATTAATCCGTATAAATTTACAATTCAATTCATTCATTATAATATATTGACGTTGAATATTTTTATCTTTTAATTTACCGTTTCTGAAATGATATTTTTCATCATACTCAAAAACTGTATTAGTTTCTTTACTATACCCATCCACAAAATAGCCACAAATTTGAAATTCGCCGCCATTTTCAGCGTGTTGTATATCAGTTATTCCGAGTTCTTTAGCTTTGGCTTCAAGAATCGAAATTGAATTTTTGTTATAACAATATTGTTTACATTTATCCAATGTATTACGATATTTTATATTACTTTCTCTCATTTTCAGTTTGGTAACTGTTGAATGTTTATGTCCTAACGTAGAATGGCCGTTTTCGTCACGCCAAACTCGAAGTTTTTTCTTTATTTTATCAATAATCACAGGAGCCTTTCTAACATTATCAACACCATATTTAGTTAATACTGTTTTGTTTTTCGTATGGTATGGTATAGTATTTTTACTTAATGGATTTACTGCCCCATACTTTTCTAAATTAGTAGAGTTTATTCGATCTCTATATAATTTCATATTATTAGATTCTTTAACCGATCTAGTTGGGATTTCAAATTTACATAGTGCTTTAATAATTGGGTTTACCCCAATTCCGATTTCTTGTGAAATTTGATTAGCAGCCTTACCAACATTAACATATTCATTATACAGAAATTCTTTAGTTAAGATTCTATTTTTGTATAATTTATATTGATTACAGCTCTTATAATGATTTGATATTTGTTGTTTATTAATCACACCTATTTTTGCAGAACAATATGTACATTTCCAAAGTTTATTCATATTATATATAAATATCTAATTTCCGAAAAACGGATGGTATCAAATAACAGTTAAATCATCTCCAAGTATTAATTCATCTGCTCGAACAAATCCTCTATTCTTTATATATATTTTATGGTTAGGTGTTACTTGTATAATACTATCATCATCAAGTACAATTTCAAGCCATTCATCAGAATCACCGTTATTAAATTTATTAGTTACAGGTCTATACTCAATAGAATCTGTATCCGAGTCATATGATAATACATCATCTGTTATACCACTGTCAACAAAATCAGAAATCTTCATTCGGCCGTTGTTTTTCAACTGTAATATCGCGTCTGGATATATACATTTTTCAGTGGGCATTGTATTCATACTTAAATTACCTTGTAATGATGTAGTTATAATATGCTTCATATCACCGAAGGTTAACTCTTTATCATCAAATGGGTGCGACATGTGTCCGTATGCTCCGCCACAAGTGAGTAATTGCTTGATATTACGAGATCCCATTGGATGATTGGATGATTCTATATCAACAATCAATTCTCTTAATGATATTGTTGAATTACCCCCTTTACTTTCATTCAACCTACCACACATCATTTCAAAGTTTGTATAATGAGAGATAATTTCAACTGGAATATTTTTATTAAAGCCATCATGTATTGATAACTTATGGTCTAAATGAAAATCTCTACTCCGCTTTTTAGCATTCGGTATTTCATTGAAATATGTTTGATAGTTTTCATTAGATAAACGTCTAACTTTTTCTTGGTAACGTTCAAATGCTGGCTTATCTTCCAATAAAGTCCAATTTCGAGCTTTAGCTATTTTATCTTGTGTCTTACTATTACCAAATCCATATTTCTTACCAGTTATCGAACTCTTTTCTCTCAACGATGGTTCTTTCTCATATGATTTCCGAACACCATCCGATACCTTTTTTTTGTTTTCAGAAGAATGCATCGAATTATTTTCAGACATTTTTTTCTTAGCTTCATCGCTTGCGATTCTGCCAGTAGAACCAATTCTTTGTTTTTTTCGGTATTCATCTGTGGTTACACTTTTTTTATGTGTTTCCCTAACAGTGGAATTAGCCATCGGATTTTTATTACCTGTGTTTTTAACGGAGTCTGCTATAAGTGGTGCATTTGGGTATTTATCTTTATATTCCACCATAGTCATATCATTATGGCTATATTTTAAATGTCTGTATTGAATTTGTTTCATCATACACCCACACACCATACACTGTACTTTTCCCTCATCATCATTGGGAAACTCGACAAGGAGCCCCTCAGATACCAAGTCATCGGTCTGAGTGTTTGGCTCCGAATAATCAGTTGACATTTCAGCGCCAAGGTAATCCAAAAATTGCATTCCCACTGATGACGCAATATTTTTTATATATTTTGCCCATTCTGCAAATGCTTCTACAGATTCAAAGTCGTCCTGGTTAATTGTAGTTGTCTTTCCAGCTACACCTGCGGGGAAAAATGATGGTGATCTAGTTATATGTGAAAATCTAGATGATAAGTTATTAAGTGACATATCAGAATCTCCGGTTATGTAATTTATTACTTTCATTCCGAGCTTTTCTGCTACATGATTTGTTGCCGATTTATATGAATTGGTTGTACGATACCACATCTGCGGGCCATCATCCACATCACCCAATGATGATAAACTTGATAAACTTGCTTCGGTTATACTATCCGAGAAATCACTATTATTTATAAATTTTTCTAATAATTCATTTACACGTAATCTACTTGATATCATTTTATGGATAGAATGGTCGTGCCATCCCATAATACTTTTAAATGTTTTTTTAGCTTCGGGTGTATTCGGGTCTTGAGCCAAAGCTTGGCGAATTGTAGTACCCGACATTTCACCATAACCAGCAACGTTAAGAGATATATGCGGAGCAATTAATGTATACGCGCCTTTTCTATATCCTACCGATGCTACTCCCTTCCACGGGGAGAAAAACTTACTGCCAAGCCGTTCCTGATCTTTTTTTCCAACTATAAATACAGCAGCAGTTGTTTCTGGGTCGTATTTACTTAATAGCTCTGTAGCTTGATATGGATTTTTTACTTGTATAATTTTACGAATACCGTGCTTATTAAATATTTTCTTTTTTTCGTTAAAATTCATCGGCGACTTCGGCAACTGTACTTTGTCGCTGGTTACTACCCATGCTTCATCAAAAAGGGTTTCTACCCACTTGAATGTTTTAACGTGATGTTTACCAGCGGGTTGAAATCGGCCTGGGTATATAGCAACTATAGTCTTTATACCATTTGATTTTCTATCCGCTTCAGATAAAATATTATGTGCTATCCATTCACCGTAATTCATTTTATATTTAGGCTCTTCAATTTTAATTCATTTTCAATCCATTGTCTACCTATATTATTATCAATTGGTTTATTAACAAATTTAGTAGTCAATGATATCTTTCTTTTATGTATTTTATTAAAATCACCTATTTCGGTGTTATCAACTATGTACATATATTTACCAAATAAAGTTTGGAACTTTCCAATATTAGCTTGCGTTTTTTTCCAATAAGCGGCGACCAGGTCATCTTTGATTACGCGTTCGCGCTGTCGGTTTCTTTGTAGTGCTGTCTTTAAATCTGTATTTACAAAAACCATAGCAGTATCATACCCAATTGATTCCAAGCGACTTTGTTCGTTAGCTATTTTATTATAATCCTTACCCGTACCATCCAATACCATGCCCAATCTACCAAGTTCATAAATCTTTTTTAATTTAGTGACGGTTTCCTTTGCTTTGATGCGGGGTGATTCAGGTCGTGTTGTATAGTACTGAAATAATTTATCTGTCATTTGTCCTAATTTGGTTGGATCAATGTGTACCTTTTTAAGTAATCGTTCGAACTGTATGTCCGAATTTATTACTTTCAATCCGAGGGTACTTGTACCAGACATAATCGTATCAACACCGAATATTTTATCAGCAGCAAATGACTTTCCTGATCCTGGACCTCCAGCCATAAAAACAGCCTTTAATACACCTTTGTCATTAACGCCTTCAAATAAGAAGTTATTCAATACATTTATGTCAGTTACAATCACTTATCAATACTCCCGTTTAACTTTGTATATAAATATCAAAAAAATTAAATAACATATTCTAGTAAGATAGTTCCCCTATTCGACCCGGTTGCGTCAAAATCGGTACTATCAAACGTTCCAGATGCTTTCCGGAAAATAGTTACATTTGTAGCATCATATGACACTACAGAAGCTTCAATATTACCATTAGATGTATTCAGATATGGGAGACAATACCCAATTGTTTGTACATCATTAATTATGGACGCATTTGCTGTACGGATACTTGTCACTGCATTACCCAGACCATGTGGGATTGTTACACTTTGCGTCGCGTCCATGTCCCAAATACCAATCGGAATTTCTTTTGATGATATACCATTAATATCAAGTGATCCAGTTATACTTACTGACCCGCTGATTTGGTGAATATCAGATATATCATTACCCAATTTAGTATTTGCCCTGAGCTGGACATTGCCCTTAAATGCGGAAGTTGACAACGGGTCCGATGCAAGAAACGCTGATGCTGATACGAATGAATCGGCAGAGCTACTTGCGTTTGTTACTTGAAGACCGTTATTATTAAATGATAATCGTACGCCGTTTTGGCCGCCATCAGGATTTTCCCTATCATCAGTAAATAGAATATCAAATGTGCCACCCGCGTACATCGTAAGAGGATATGTATCGCTGGGAACCGTTCCTATACCAATATGACCGGATGAACTCATAACTAGCATCGGTGCCATTTCTCTATTACTTCCACTTATTGTATAAAATGAAACACTATCTGGTTCGGAACCATATAACATCATGACCGCGCTTGAGGTCTGGGGTACACCTGGCTTACCTGATTCGGTTTCATACGTAGTACTTCCATTACTACCGCTCGGTATGAAAAACATTTTATCGTCTGTAAATCTAATTGGCATTTATTATAGTGTTGGTGGCGGAGTTGGTGGTAAGCTGGCACCTACCGTAATATCACTGAATGATGCGGTGGCGGCGGAACTAATTTCTCCGTCACCGTATTGAGCGTAATATGTGTTAGACCCTGATATTTGGAACATTAATTGATTTGTACCAGCTGCTGCTCCGTTCATAAATGAATCTATATTTCCAAGGTACATATTACCTGCTAAAAAGTTATCCGGTCCGTTCATATAAACGTTCGACCCAGTAAAGAATAAACTAGAAGTAAGAAAAGATACATTTGATGGTTCTTTTGTGTTACCTAAAAATTCCAATTTAAAATCTATTCTATCGTTTTGTTGATATGACGGAATTCTAATTAATGATTTAAAATGGGTTGGGGTTCTACCATCTAATGTATACGGTTTTATTGAAACATCGGAAATATACCACGTACCAGTGTTTAATCTAAATACAGGGGTTACATTTCCATCTTTATCAGCCTTAAACCTATACGCAAGAATGTTCTTTACATCCGTACCATTGACGGCGTTATTAGTAATATATGATGATTGACTTTGATTTAATGGATATGGGATAATCGCTGGATTATCTACTGTATTATATTCAAATTGGTTTGTAAATATAATATTGTTACCATTGATTGATGCTGTCCCAAATGTAGCTGGGTTATATTCATCTATTATTCTACCGTATGTACGGTTTGTATCTCTAATTGCCGAGCCGGATAACCAGAAGTCAAGCTTAGGCGATTTAATAATAGTGCCGTCCCAGTCATTAGCAGCATTAGCGGCTAATTTAAAAGAAATAATGTATTCATTATCTTTATAAATGGCTATGGGATTAGTTGACGTTAATTTAGTAAATACGTCATTTCTGGCAGGCGTTGTAAGCGTAGGAACGGCCATACCAATTTTGTAAGAATTCAATATAATAGAATTATCGATACCATTACTCACATTCGATAGTCCGCCCATTACACTAGAAGTCCAATAATAATTTGCATTGTTTGCGGAAATCATCTGCCCTACATTTACAAACTGATTATTACTTGATGTTAAATTAACAAATAATTCTTGGGTTGTTACTTCATCTTCAGATATAACATCGAAATTCCGAAGGCCAGTGGTTCTCATCGAAGTTCGTATATAAGATACATTTCCAATTACAGGAATCATATCAGCAATTTCAATATTTACATATGATTGAAAATTGAAAGAACCGGTGTTCGGTGATTCTATGATTGACCTATACGTTATTTCGTATGAACTTCCACTAAATTCCGATGGAAAGAAGTCATATTTTAAAGACGGAACCTGACCATTACTATTATATTCAACTTTAAATGTATACGGAGGTGATACTATGGCCAACCTATCATTCAAAATAGAAACAATAGTAGCTTCATATTTTGTATCAAATCCATCACTAATAGTAGATGATCCGGTGTTGGGACGCATTTCTTGTGGTGAAGCAACAGTAATTCTACCGCCTACATAATTTCGGCCGAAAACCGAGTCGGATGATTCTATTATGGGTTGGCCGCCTATGACTCTATAAGCTACATTACCACCTGCTTGTTCGGTGATTTCCGACACGGTGGAAGCAGAATAATACTCAAGCCTTAGCTCGGATATATTTACTCGTGGTTGATGTGTAAAGGCTGGTCCTGGCATTGTATTTTCCAGATATAAGTATCAATATATTACTTTACTAAATCCTTTTATCTTATCGATTTCAATTAAGTCATCTGTCATGTCACGCATTACATCAATATGAGATATAATGAATATAAAATCAAATTGGACCTTCAAACAATCGAATAACGTATCCAATGATGATATGTTTTGTGAGTCCAAATTTCCAAATCCTTCATCAACGCAAAGAAAGTTAGGCCTTGGTAAGTTAGATATATTAATTAAGGCCACACGAATTGCTAATGACGCAACAAATTTTTCCATGCCGGACGTTAATTCAAGAGGCCATTTATCATCACCATACGCAATATGAGTCAATATATTTTTTCCATCAACATTAAACTCAATTCTAAAATCAACTATCTGAGATAATATTTGATTTACTTCACTTTCAATGTGAGGTAATACATCAGATATTATTGTGTATGGTATACCATTACGCTTAACAGCATCGAGATAATATTCATACGCTTTTAATTTCAATTCTAATTGGTGTGCTTGATTTATATGATTATTAATATCGCTTACCTTTGTAGTCGATACTTTCATATCACTTATTATATCTTGTAATTCTGAATTAATCTTATCATATGCTATATCCAATAAATCAACATTACGTATACACTCATCAATCTTTAATTGAACACGTTGGTTATGTATGATTGATTTCTTATGTGTTTCATATAGAGTTATATCAGATACAATTGATTGTATTTTGCTTTTTGATTTTACTATATTAGATTCTATAACAGAATAATTAGATTTTATATTCATCAGTACATTGGAATACTTACTTAATTCTGATATTAAATTATTATAATCTTCTATATCAGAATATCTATTGGCGCATGTATCCAATTTAGACTTTAATATATCTCTGTCCGATAGTAGATTGGAAACAATACCCTTATCATTATCCAAATCCTTTTTGATTTTGAATGCACTTTGAACAAACGGTGTATTTTTACAAAAATCACAATCGGGGTCGAATTGACCTATGGCATTCAACTTATCTATTTTAGCTTTAACCGATACTTTTAAAAGTTCGATCTTTTGAATTACGGTATTATGACCTGTGTTATGTTGTTCCCATGCTTTATGTTCGGTTTTTATTTTATCTATATCAATTAAATTCAGCTTATCATTGATAACTATTAACTTAGATTCAATGTTAACCTTACTTTCAATTTCGTCTGATAGATGTTCTTCTAATGTTATTAGATTTGCCTCTTCTAATGATTTATTTTCATTTAGACTATCTATGTCCAATTTAGAAGACAGATTAATAAGATCTTTATTTAAACTAGCTATGGTATCCGTAACAGACTTTATTTCATCTTTTTTTAATTTAAGCTTATCAGATACATCAATTTTATTAGATGCTAAAGATAAAAGTTTGGTTTCTTGATCTATTAATTGTTCATCATAATCTACGTTCTTAAATGTTTTCAGTAAAACCGAAACTTCCTTCACCTCATCGTTTGCAAGTTGATATAATTCCTCGAATATAGATATATCCAAAAACTGAGCAAGGAGATCTTTCTTTTCTGTTTGTGATTTATCAATAAATCCGGTACTATTATTTTGCACTGAAAGTGATGTTAGTACAAAGTCATCGTATGTTCCAAGTAGTGATCTAATCGATCTATTAGTATCTCTACGTTGTTCACCATTTAAAGATATTATGTTACCGGATTCTATTGTCCAGAAATTAACAAGTACCTTTACCGATCCATTTTTTTGCTTCTTTGCTTCTCTTTCTATGAAGTAGTCTTGGCCGGAAATTTCAAATGTAAATTTACACTGGAATGATGCCTTCCTATTGTTCATAATATCAAGAGCAGTACGACCTCTAGAGCACTTATCAAATATACAAAATGATAGTGAATCAAGTATAGATGACTTGCCAGAATGATTGGATGCAAATAGCCCTACAATACCGTTAGCCTTCGTAAAGTCTATTTTGTTATTTCCTCCGTAACTAAACATGTTGGAAAATTCAAATAGCTTTGCTTTCCAATTAACATTTCTAGTTATTTCGATACCGCTTAATCCAGTATTTAGATTTTTATTAATCTTATGAACTTCATCTATTACCGAGTCATCAACGTTGTGATTAGTATATATGTATTCATACAGTAATTCATTTTGATAATTAACATCTCTAATATTTCGTGATAATACCTGTGATGTTTTACTTGCGCCCAACGTAGATATTTTATCCATACGAATAGGAATAACATCGGTAGGTCTACATACAGTTCTAATTTCCTTTACTATTGTTTTTAGTTGGGCCTGCGTTGTATTTGAATGACGAATTCTTATACGTGGAAATTTCGGTATATCATTTATACTGGGTAATTTTCCATTGGATATTTCCAATGTATAAAATCCAAATTCATTTTTAATATTAGTGAATTTGGGTGTACGGGTTTCAACGTCCCATATTGTACAGCCATGATTTTCATATGATTCACCAAAATTCTGCTGTATAAGTGACCCGGGCTGTAATATGGTACTATCATCATTATAAAATTGGCGCTTGTGAATGTCACCAAGCATAGACATATCATACCCATCAAACATTGATATTGGTAAATCTTTATTGGACACTCTATATCCCGTATCAGTTACGGATTTGTCAACAGCGCCGTGAAATAAAGCTACCTTTGTGTCAGCCTCAAAGTCTTTTGATTTTATAAAAGAAGATGGTGAATCAAATATACCAAACACAGTAAAGTGAACATTACCTATTTTATAAACGCCCGAATCCTTTAAATAATGTAAATTATCATTATCAATACGTTCTATGATTGGCGACAGTGCATCTAACCTTGATAAATTATTCAGGTTGGCATCGTGATTACCAGCGATGACTATAGTAGTTCTACGTGATGCCAGCGCATCCAAAAAATCAGATACAATTCTGATTAATTCCGGTGATATATCAGTCTTACTATGTACTATGTCACCACCGACATACACAATCGATTCAGGAGGTAATTTATCTATTATCGAATATAGCTTTTTAAAAATGCTTTTATATTCTTTATGGCGCTGATAGTTCCTAATATGAATATCTGCGATATGCAATATCTTATTTACAGTATCAAAACTGTATGGTATTTTATTAATTTTCAATTTTTAATGTCATAATTTGATAGGAATCCGTTGGCGTGGATGACGTAATAATGTCAGCCATACCTTTCTTTCCAATTTCGTTTGGGTCTTTATCCCCAAGGCCAATTAGGTGGACGGATATTCCGTTGTTCATAAAATATTCAGAATGAGCAATAGACCGTTTTATTGCATCGCCGTCAAGTATAATGTTTATTCTACTTACATTATTCTGTACTATTTTTAATTTCAATTCTGATAATATATTTGTACCGTATAGCGGTACTGTATTGTCTCCTGTAGATATAGCGTCTATAGGTGATTCCACTATGTTTATAGGTTCATTCCAATTAATAAGTAATTCGTTTCCTATTATATCCTTAGTTACATTGGGGAGTTTATGTTTAAACCCAGATTCATAATATGCCCTTCCTACAAAAAAATTAACTTTTCCATTTGAATCATATGATGGGAATATTATCATATTCGAATATGCTCCTGTTTCACAATATCCTATATTATAACGTAGTATATCGTACTTAGTAATGTTACGTTTTTTTAAATATTTAACTGCATTTCTATAGTTCATTGAATTGTATGACCCGGCGGTAATGGGTATAAATTCCAATGGGAGGGAAACCGTAGTATTGTTTTCTTTTTTATCACCGTCTATATTATAGGACGTTTTAGGTACTAATTTAATCAGAGCTTTAAGATTCGAATCAGATGCTCCAAACTTATAAAACAACGTTGATAATCTGTTACCGGCTTGCGCGCATATCCAACAATGCCACTTATGACTCACAAGGTTAATTGCTAGCTTCTTTTTTCTATGGAAACAATACGGACAATGAACCATATATTCATCGGCCTTCGGTATTGACGGTTCAATTACCGTTGACAATAAACTTACCAGTTTTTGTTGCAGCATATACAAATATAAGAAAAAAGAATCGATTATCCAAACATTTCTTTACTATTTTCAGAAATAATTGATTTTTCAGGTGAAGTGTGCTTAACACCAATAAATTTACGGCTACCTATACTTGAATTATAATATTCCCTCGTACCATTTGAAAGTAATGACGTAAGTACATTTAATTTGTGCTGGTAGTTTTCTTCTAAATAATTAACTTCACCTTTACTAAATCCAATATGTAGTATTTGAAATGAAAACTTATCAATACCAATCGAATCAATATCAGCCTTAAGTTCATCGGACGATGATGTATATTCTTTCCAATTACTTTCAGACCAAGTAACGCGTTTTCTTTTTTTCCCTTTTAACGGTGGACGCGATAACTTCCGAGTAAAATACTTTCTACCTACGTATTTTCTATCGGTAATAGTATTTGTAATTAAATAAACAAACCCATGGGCTCCGGGCGGAACATCAGTAAATGCCGTACTATTAAACATCCACATGTATTATATTCCATTTAGTCTTTCTAATACATCATCAATTGCTTCGTGTCTGTGGTTATCCAGTAGATGTACTATATTAATATATTCCGAACCTTTCAATTTAGCCAATTCATTTATAGCTGAATAGTTACGGTCTCTTAAGTCTACTTGTTGCTGGTCGCCTGTAAATATCATGTATGACCCTTTACCAAGTCTACCCAATACCATTGCTAATTGAGCTTTACTTAAGTTTTGAAATTCATCAATTATGCAAATTGCGTTTTCGAACGTTCTACCTCGGAAGTGGGCAAGTGATACAAGTTCAATGTCCTCGTTTACTTCCATTTTCTCAAGTACATCAGGCTTATTATACACCTTACGCATGTTACTACGAATTGGTATAAGCCACGGCGCCATTTTTTCCTTTTCTGTTCCAGGAAGAAACCCATTATCTTCAGTTGATACCGTTGGTCGCGTAATAATTATTTTATCTACTGTACGTTTGAAGAAACAATCAAGTGCAATTTGAACGGCAAGTAACGTCTTACCACTTCCAGCCTTACCAATAAGGAATGAAAATGGATGGATTAATACACTGGCCTTTGCAATTTTTTGTTCGTCCGATAGCTGTAGTGAAAATTTAATGTTGCCTTTGGGCACACGTTTTTCAGAGTTTTGTTTTTTAGGTTCCATAATTTAAGTATCAAATCGTATCATAAATGTTATATCGTAATCAATTGGCTTTTTTACTGCCTGAGCCAATTTACCGATGGCTAATAATTCATTTGAATCATTATATAGTCCTACCGTAGTGATGTACGGTGAAAATTCTTCTGAGTCAACAAACGATGAACTAATTATACCGAATGAAGATGATGCTGGGTCTAATGTAGTAGGATTTTGAGTTATTGAGAATTCAGAATCTAGCACCTGGCATAAATAAATATGCTCTGATATGTCATGACTTCCTTTGAATGATAATTCAAATTCAGAATCCTTTATACTGTGATAATGGCCAGACGGAATAGAATTAATTGGTGGAGTGATGGTTGCTATACCATGTTCGTAAAACACATTACCTACAATATTTGTTACACTTTCGGATACATATAAACTTGATGTAGCCGTACTATCTATAGCAGAATCCCATAATCTAAATTGAGACATTTCGAATTGACCCGGTCGTATTATGTTTCTGTTCTTTTTATATTCTACATGTTTTGCTAGCCCTGGATCGTAATAGTTATTTTTATATCCATATGGCCTTCCGCCAATATGTACATTGGTTGGTGTTGTTACCGATACGCCATCTGCGGGATCAGCTACTGTCGAGCTATAGACACCGCCCGTTGATTGTAATCCTATTGTTAAATTGGATCCTGATTTTTGAAATAATACTGAATACCAAGTTGCAGACGATAATTTTAATGCCGCTGATTCAAACATTTCACCGTTGGTTCTACTCTTTCGCCTAAAAATAATATCTCTATTAGTAGAACCGGATATAGCTATTTCAAACGGAATATGTTCGTTGTCAAATTCACGCTTAGTTACAATTATATTTTCTTCGTGTGGTACTAATGTTCGTCTTGTAGCTGAGGGAGAACCAGCGGCGATGGCTTCGCCGGGCGGGTCTGTATCTATTTCGTATCCACCTTCATAACTTTCTTCGGTTGGTTGGAATATAGGAATTCTAATCATAAACGAAACGGCGAAGTCTCTATCAAATATAAAGTCCTTTGAATTTTCTATTTCTATAAATTGATTATCAGTTGGGTCTTCAATTGTACCCGGACCGTATGACCCTGTGCCACCAAAGAAAGCGTAGCTTCTACTTAATTCAGAACTTAAAGAGTCATCTTTGAATTGAATTCTATACGCAGATGGAACTACTTTATACTTAGATACATAATCAACGGGTGTTACATTAACCTGATTATCATTATTATATAAATACCCCTCGTTGAATCCAATATACAAAGATAAATCATCTATACTTTGGTAAGTAGACGGTGAAGTTGAATCATATAGATTTCCATTACCATCATCTTTAATTACAGTTGAACCGGATGTTATACTAAATGTATTCGGTTGTATGGAATTACCAAAAATACCCGACGGAATAGACATAACGGTTATGTCTCTATTTAATTCTTTGTATTGGCCAACACGGGAGCAAAACGTTTTGGGTGGATTATCATATGGATAATCAACGTCCTTTGGAGACTGATAATATAGGTTATTAATGGACCTATGAATCAAGTGCTTATATTGACCATTTGATGTTGTTTCTTCAATGGGTGTGTCGCCCAGTGAAGTATCAATTGTGTTAAAAGACCCTGTTATATATTTCCCTTCATAGAAAACAATCCCATAACTACCAGTTTCTTCGTTTTGAATTACCCAATTTTTATGGGCCGTATGGTTAGTTATGTTCTTAGTTTCAGGAAGGAGTGTTTTGAAAACTAGAGACATAAAGTGTGTACCTTATTTAGTATAAATATATCAGTGTCTAGTTAAACACCAATTGTTAATTATCAAAACAAGCCGGCCATGCCGTGCAGTAATCCTTGCAACGTAACGCTGGCAACTGCAAATAGAGCCCAAACGAAATCGAGCTTCACCCTAACGGTTGTTTCACGTTCGAAATTCTTAAGAAACGGCTTACTTAATTTAGCTACCGCTAATAATTCATTTGAGTCATTATATAGCCCAACTGTAGTAATGTATACCTCGGGGTCATCATCCATAAATGAATATCGTAAGTATCCGCCAGAACCGGTAATGAACGTAGGATTATTAGAATAATTTAGTTCACTATTTCTAAGCCTTACAAAATAATGTGTTGACGAAACATCTTCCTGTGACCTTCCTGTGAAGGAATTACCACCTGTAACAGCCGTCCATATTTTATTTATATTATCACCACTTGCGTTACTTCCTGTTTCAAATGTAGAAGCAATACCAGACTGTGACAATAGCGTAGTTGGCATTGCCAATACACCAATTTCAGGATAAAATACTCCATATTTTGTAGATACCGTGCCGTATACACCGTCAGTAATAGAACCACTTACAATATTATATACGCTTGACCCATTTACAGAATCAGCAGTTACCCTAGATGATTCATCTATTAATGTAATTGGTGGTAATGTATCTACCGATGCGGACAATGTTAATTCCCACCCGCCAGGGTTCATTTGTTCTTTGAATCTGGCGCGGTTGACTGATATAAACGCCATATCATTATAATCTGCTCCGTCTACTGTAAATACGCCGTCTGTGGGATTTAATAATAGATTGGCAAACTGACTATAAACAGCCTTTGATGGTGTAATACCATCGGTTGCACCTGTCCATTTTGCTGAACCGGAACCAAGCCTATGACCCCAGGCTACGCTGTATTGTACAGCGGCAGTTGTATCCGTGTCCGGGTGACCATCGTATACAAACCACTGATAGTTTCCTGAATCGGACCCAGTTTGAGTTGATGATGTATATGCGGCCATAAGTGTACTTACTGTACCAGACCACAAATTAGATGTTAGGTCTCTGGATACAAATCCTTCCACTATATCGTCGCTATCAAATGTTTTAAATGACATATTCTTTCAAGTTTATTTTATATTATGCGGTTGCCGTAGAACCAGGACCCGTATCAGTACCAATCGATACACCTTCAATTAAACTATCCACATTTACAGTTATAGGAATTGTTACCGAACCTCCGGTTTCATTTCCGAAAATAGTAATTGTAGATGTTGTAGTTCTTAGTAATGATTTTCCGGTTATGGTGAATGTTGCGCCGAATTTAGTAACCGATATTCTTTCATCACTTGGGTCGCCTGATGTCCCGCCGGTTTCAATTACAGACAAACCACGGTCACCCGAAGAGAATCGGCCGGTTCCGTCGCCGCCAGTACGTGTTGCGGGGAAAGCAGCGGAAGCGTCGCTAAGAGTAACACCCGATGGGGTAATAGTAGCTATTTTTGAATTATCAAGTGTAATGGTATATGATTGTCTAATTGTAGTATCATTTGTAACTCTTGGTGTTATAGTAATACTTTCACCTGTTGTTAGACTGATAGATGAAATACCAATACCAATGACAGGAAGACGTGTTGTACCGCGAGGAAGCGTAATTAGCTTATGTCTCATCATTTGAGTTTCATCTGCAAATGCTTCCAACATTGGTAATTTTTCAATGGCTTCACCATAATAGTTACTACCGTTTCCGTGTGACGGATCATACAATCTATAATCCACTTCGTCATCAGATATAGAAAACTTAGTTATATTCAGATTTCCTCTAGACAAAAGCTGGCGACCTCGTTTAGTCAATATCGCATCGATTGTTAGTGTTGTATTATCAAGATATCCCATATAAATTTCCTTTTAGTTATTAATAAATATACAGTATTTTTGTTTGTAGGTTTATTATAATGGCGATGGTGGTGGTATAATACCAATTGCTACGCTTCCAGATGTTAATGTATTCCATTCAACTACCGGGCCGCCGTCTATAGTATCAAAGCTATCAATATTGAAGTCCGCACTAGTTACTTTACTTCCTATGTAAAATGAATTTGGATTATACGGATGAATTCTGGAAAGTTCCAATGAACTTGAAAATGAATCATCTCTTGACCTACTGTGTGAACTACTATAGAAGTAGTTTTTCTTATATAGAAATTCCGATTGTATTGATTCAGATATAAACGGCTGTATACCATCTATTGTACGTATATTCAATTTGAATTGAACCGGACCAAAGAAACTACCAGAACCTGCGACGAACCCGCTGGCGATAGATAATGAAGTCAATTCATCGTTAGGAGCGCTACCACTATGTACTATTATAGTATTGGCCCGGGGCGAATTCAATGTAGTAAATGAAACTTTAATATTGCCGCCTCCTAGTGACGAAGCAGATAAAGGAATTTCAATTAATTCGGAATTAGTATTTATTGCATCGCGGAGTGCATTGACCATTGCACCGGCGGTTCCGGTTGTATTATCAACGTGAATTAAATTTGATGTATCAGTACCGAAGTCGGCTGAACTAGTGTACAAAAATTGTACATTACTACCAACAAAAAACAGTGAACCAATTGGGGCTACAGATGGAGCAGTAAATTCGAATATAACCGACGAAGTACCGTATAATGCAGTTGATTCATCATACGTATATCTTGACCCAAATCTACGATCATAATCACCTATTTCCCACGTTGGAATTGTATCTGTCAACGTAGAAAATATAGAGCTTCCGCCGAAGCGATCTATGTATGTCATAGAATCTGAATCGTCGGCTGTTATGAATGTAGAATCGGAATATAAATCGATACTAGCCGAATACGTTGGCACTTCTAATGATAACGATGCTTCTGTTACTATCTTAGGACGTTCGAGTACGGATGGTTTTATCAACACACCTACAATTTTATGGGCTCTAGCTGGCAACAATTGTTCAATTTGCTTGAATATAGCAGAATTGAAAAGACCTATCAGCCTCAAAAATGCAAAGACGTTGTTTTCTTTGTTGAATTTTTTGAAATAGGTATCACGGAGTATTCTGAGAGAATTATATTCCGACTCAAATCTATCACGGGGGTCGCCCACAATATCATCCAATATGATGCCACCGAATTGATATGCAATATCCAAGTCAATATTATCTTGTGGCGAAAATGCCACAGAAATCATATTAGAATCTAATGGATAGTTATCAAACGAGCTACTTTCATAGCTGTTAAATGGATCCAATACATTGTCATTACTATTATCTTCTATTCTAATCTTAGATGATTGAGGTCTTAACCCAATTGAATTAGGAACATGTACATAATATGTGTCATCTACTGTATTCCAACTTGAAGTTGTATACCCATATGCCTTTGATAAATATGTAGGTGAACCTGCATATTGCATAATTTGACTTGGGTGGCTAGATGTCAAAATCAAACCGCTTTGTGATATAGGAACTAAATTATTGTCCGTTCCAATTGGAATTCTGAATACTAAATTATCATATGATTCGCTGTACGTAGCTCCATAGTAACTTGTTGGGGCTTGTGTATGACCATCCAATACATGATTAGGAAGTTCGGTTCTCCATATTTTGAATTCCTGAATGGCGCCATTTAGTGATGTAGTATAATTGGTAATGTTGGCGAACACAGACCCGGATGAATGTACTTCACCTAAATGAATACCTTCTATAGATCCATTACCCCATGCGTCAATATACGATTGACTAACTGATGCCAATAAATCGTCCGATTCTATTGATGCGCTGATTGCATGAGTGATTCTTCCCGAAGCGTGATTCGGGGCCTTCTTTACATCTAATTTCCAAACAACATTTGGACCATCTATAACCGTACCTGATACTTTTATTTTATTTTCTTGTCTAAGAAATACGCTCCAATAATCATTGTCATATATAGGAGAATAAGTAGTTGACGCTGATACATACCCATCACTACCACTTAATGAAAAGTGCATGCGACCGTAATTCGAAGTAGCATTGGACGATGAATGTTCCATCCATATACCCCAATCTTCTTCTTTACCAATAATACCCTGAGTAGATTTGGTATTTGTTCTAAATCTGAATTCTATGGTACGGGGTAAATATAAATTAGTTGTAAATAAAGAGCTACCATCGCCGGAAAATTCTATATTATTCCACGGTGCAGTTATATAACTGGCGCTGGTGATCAGTTCATTATTAGCAATTTCAATATATCTAAGTTGTGACCCAGATATTGAATTAATGGGATCAGGGCCCCCAAATTCCTGTATTCTAAGAATACTGGTTGGTATTCCATAGCATGTAAGGAACGCTTTTATACTTCGTTCCGTACCTTTCGTTTTATAGATGTACGGCAGATTGTTAAATAGTCGTGAATATGGTTCGAGTTCTAAATCTCTGTACGATAGGGATTCCGTAGCGGCGTAATTTAGGGTTGCGCCGGTTGGATATTCAATAGATGATGTCGATTGATAACTACCACTACTATTGTACCCTAAAAAGTAAGACCAAAGTTCTTCTTTGTCCCATCCCGATACAGCCTCCCATCCCATCGATTTAAGTACACTGTATAGTAAATCTTTGGAAATACCAATATCTACGTTTTCATCTCGTTTATTTATTGATACTAAATGGTCAATATAATTATACAGTACATCAAAGTGCTGCGCTACCATATCCACAAACAATATAAATCCATTGTTTTGTGAATCAAGTCTAACGTGAAATGGTAATAAATCACGTAGTATATTTTGATTTTTGCCATCATATAAAGATGCCACTTCTATTGCATCTGGATACCAATTAGTGACGGCCGATGATGATATACTTGCGTTCGTATATGGCTTAATAGAAGTTTCCTTTGGCCATGTAGTCTGCGAGTAGTTGCCATACGTATCCGATTCAATTGAAGCTGAATCATAATAAAGATAATTTTCATAACTATCGAAGTTACCAATTACTTCATCTACCTTTCTATCAAACACACTTTTATTATGAATATATTCGTATGATGATGTGGCTCCGGCACCCGATAGTCCGACTAAATCAATTGAAATTGCCTGTGATTGTGACGTATACAATTCAATTGACTTCATTTTAGAATAAAAATTTGTCAATCGTTGTTTGGCGGAACTAAAATGTATGAAGTTACTGTAGTCACGGTAATCAATGTTTAATTCAGCGCCATTTGTATCAATGGAACCACTAAACATTTTATTTATTATTCGATTTCTTACATCAGGAACAGCATTTAATATTAATTCTTCGGTTAATACCCCGGTGGCCTTGCCAACTCTACGATTTAAATCTATGTAAAAATCCGGCCCGCGTAGCGCATTATAATCTTCACTTACTTCTACAACGGGCAGCGATATTCTTACACTAAAATTGAATGGATTTAAAACTTGGTCCCAGATTTCAATTTCATCCTTTGGTCTTATATCTCTGGGGAAAGTTAATACATTATCGTGTGGTGTATGCTTAACTATAAGATATTTTTCTTCAGTGTATTTATCATTAACCCAATTAACAATTGGATATGATTTTTGTGTTGGGACGTGAAAGATATATAACGGAATTGGATCAGTACCCAATTCACGTAAATCAACCAACGAATTATTTATTTTAATTTCAGTTTTATTTCGCGATATATCTATCACGGATAAATCTGATATCTTATCTATAATGAACCCTTGTACTTCAAACGTACCTGATGTTAATGATAATTCATTAACTATTATTTCGTATATATCTAACTGTAATGAACCATCTGCATCAGATAAATATGATTTTGCAATACCTTCAAATGTATCAATTAACGTACCTTCGGAATAAAATTCCAAACGTAATACATCAGTATCTGCAATTGAAACCATTGGATATGATAATGCCGTATCACGAGTTCCGCCGGAAGTAATTCTACTTCTAGTTCCACTGATATCAAATCCTGTTGCACCAGATCTTACAATATCTACATTAGCTAATCCAACATCTTTTATATTATATACTACAGTTTCCATATATTAAAGTATAGGTCCATCGGGCATTATTACATCTGTTAATGGCGATTGTCTAGCTGCTTCTGATAACGATTCATCGTTAAATACATTAACATCGAAATCAGTATACTGTCTCAGAGTTCGTCGTAAATTAGAATAATATATATTGTCTTCTACATTCTGTGTATTACGGCCGCCAGTGCGAGCAGTAAATCTACCATCACCCATACCCATAATGTCATCACACTTGAAATAAGCGCTTTGACGAGTTTCCCGACCACGGACATCAGTAGCGATGCAGCTAACGTCTACGAGGTCGCCAAACCCTTCGTAGGCACCTTCTAATACATCAGGTGCATTATCATTAAATTCCGTGTCGATATATACATCAGGAGATAAATTATACAACATTAAAGATGGACCCGTACCCTTTTCCTCACCATTAACTTCCCATTTATACGTAAATAGATTGCGCTCGGGCTTTAATGTCTTTACGTAAAATAAAGCATGTTCACCAGCCATAAATCCATAAAAGAAATTAGTTGGATTACCATCGGGAAAATAAGGATCTTCTAACCATCTATACGGATCATCGATGGTATTTGGATATTTACTATTTCCCCTTGTATCATATAATAAATAATAATTAGCTGCCTGAATCCTTAATTCAGACGGAGCCGGTATAGTTAATAATTGTGATATATCTGTATCAATATTATCATAATATGATTCCGACGCATAACTAGATCGTCGGGATACAATATCGATTCTATCACTTATGCTTGATATTACAAATGCCATAATTATCTGATTACCTTAAATATGTGGTCATTGTCGAAATATTCAACTTGACCAGTATAAATTCTATCTTCAATCTTAAATACTAATCTATAGTATCTTTCAGGTTGTAATCCGTCTAACCATAGATTAACATAGTTTCCGCTGGAATTGCAACTTACTTTAGTATAATTATCATCAAATGGGATAACTACGTCTTCGGTCAGCGCGTCTTTTACTGAATAGTATGATGATGATGGTAAGTACTTAATATCCAATTGTGCCGAACTTGTGGTATACGTTTTTACTGGATAAGTTTCCCTACCAACTACACCTATTTGAATTCTTGAATTTTCTCTGTAAATACCAGCATTGTCCTTTAGATACAATATGATGTTACTGGCAGTTAATTCATCAAGACTTCCTGTATTATATACGGAATCGTCCCATAATACTTCTAATTTAGGAACATATATTGTATGTGTGTCTCTTGAAAAATACTTAAGGGAACCATATAAATTGGCGTCAGTTTCTTCGGACCCACTACGTAATAATAGGAAGCCATTATTTTCAGTTGTATTTGAAAGCCAATCTGCAACGGACTGTGATACGCTCATTCTAATATCAGTCAAGTTATAATTAAATGACTGGGTATGTACATTACCACTTGACCCTGTGGTGCCGCCAGGCGACAACCATTCCGTTGCGTCGATTTCACCGAATCTATATTTCCAACTTGCACCCTCAGTTGTAATTGGATTGTTTGTAGTTCTACCAACACCCATACCCCATGATTCTGATAACGGTATAGCCATAACACCATATTCCAATGGTATTGCTGTAGCTTCCGTTGTGTATAGATTAAGGTAGAATTGAATACCATTGGTTGAATCAATAGTTCCTGCTGCTAATGATTGTGATACTCCATCCAAATCAAATTGAATGGTAGCTCTGGTATTACTAATACCCGGTTGTAAAGACGAAGATACTATCTTTTCAATGAATAGAATTTCATCAATACCTGTGTTCATACTTTCCGATACTTCGAATAAAGTAGAATCTTTCGTGGGGAAAATTGAATATATCATAATACTTAACTTTTTAATTAGGCATAACCGGCCGCTTTGATGTAGTCTAAAAAGTCGGCTACCAAGGCTTTGTATGAATTAACACCACCTTCATCAAAATCCATAATATATTCGGAAACGGCGTTATCCCAATTGGATTCCAAATCTATTCCTTTTTTCTTTAATTGTGCGACAACCTTTTTCATTTCTTTTTTAAGGACGGTGGCCTTAACGGTATCATTGCTGTTAAAAATTTATCAGAATATAATTCCGATATAAGGGATTTTAACATTATTTTCTTGGGGGTTTTAGTTTGATTTTTCATTTTGGGGTTTTTTAATTTATAGGTTAATAAGTTACTGCTTTACCTCGAATGTCACGTTCTGGGTATTTTATTTCAAATACAGATGGGTCCAATGAAGGATATAATATGCCACTTCTGTTTGCAGCTGTTAGATTATATTTGTTACCTGAGTAGCCTTCACTTTCTCGCCATTTGTTTAGTATTGTTACGTCTATAACAGATTGTACACCATCAGTACTAGCCAATGCCAACACAATATCTTTTGTAATTATTGGTTGACGGAACTGCATATTTTCGATATTGAAAAATGCCTTTAATGTGTCGATACATCTTAATATGATTTCTCTCGAATTTCGTCCAGGAAGAACTACAACCTTAAAGTCAACGCCAATATTAATAATATATCCGTTTTTAATATTGACAGCATCGGTTAATAATCTATACTGTGATAGATAGTTTCTTAAGTTTTCTTTGGACGCGCGAGAAACGTTGGTTAAATTTTTACTTTGGTTATATCCGATTACATATAAATTCATAGCAAACGGATTTGCTACACTTAAACCGGTGGACGGTAGTACCTGTTGGTCTTGAGTTATATATGCTTTCGCGATTGACCCATACCTAGCAGGAAGTGAATATGTACGTACAATATAATCTTCTCTGGTTACCGCTCGATTTTGTGTTGAAAAATAAGCCAAAGCATTTTGACGAATTTCTTCTAATGTTTCGGTTGATTTTCCGCCGGTTGCCGGCGATGGATTATTTACTTGTAAGCTAGCTACAACTGTAGCTAATGTAGTTGAATTTAATAGTTCTTCTGTTGTCTGTTGTGTAGTTTTACTATTAATTACTACAATCGTATTAGATGGAACGTTACCATCAATACCATATCCAATTGTATAATTTATTGTTAATGTTGTTGATGACGGTACCTGACCATATGTTCTACTACGTAGGAAATTAGATGGGTCAAATGCTATATCCAATCCATCGATTGAAGCCGGTAAGTTTGATCCAACATTTTCTGGATTAGGTAAAATACTGATATCACTGTTCGTTGATATTCCGGAACCAAATTGTAATTCCATATTATTATCCGGCGTAATTCGTGTTATAAATCGGCGGCCGGTTTTTCTTAATGAAAGTATATATGGTACTGCAACCGAATCAGGTGCAAGTAAAGGATCAAAATCAAAGTTGTTAACTGTTTCTTCAAATATAGTATCTTGTGCCAAATATGGTACTTCGGTCCAGACATTTTCATCAGTATCCGTTACCGTTTCAATACCAATGATATCATCATCGGTTATTTTTATTTTTAAATTCTTTTTTGGGTCGGTTACACTTATATTTAATGTTTTAAGTTCGCCGGAAGTTGCCGATACTGTTTTTTTAAGTAGATAGTATTCGGGAATTCCTGTAGTTAAATTAAGTTGATATACCGTTGTTTCGGTTGGGGATAACGAACTTGATTCTGCGAAATTAACATCTCTACTTGTACGAAATATAGTTCCTGTTTCGGTTTGTACTTCCATTCCACCTTCAACCAACAACGCATATCTATAATCTGGCTTTGAACTCGAACCATCACCACCAGTATCAGTTGATGGTACTAATTGGTATACATCTATATCGGTGGATGAAGCTACCGATAGCTTTGGCTTATATCCAAATGACTGAGCAATATTAAGTAAATTTTTACGTTCACTTGCGTGCTGAATCATGTTTTCTTTTAACGTATAGTCTGTGTAAAATGAAAGTACGTCACCTACATAAGCAGCCATTTCGATAAACATGGTACCCGGTGATGCATCGGTAAAATCATTATACGTATCGGGAAAATAATTCTTAGCATAATCAACAAGATTTTTCTTAAATTCAGGAAAAGTCTTATTTAAATACTTTATTTCTTTTGTAGTAGCCATTATTATCCTCGGTTAACATCTATGAGTAATATATCATCGAACCTAAAATCAGGCACAGAATATGAAACATGTATAGACAATGAGTTTCCATTTTCAATTACAGATACATCTACAAGTGTAATATATGACATAAATTCAGCAATACTAGTTTTTATAGATGTTTGTATTGAATTTACAAGCGCTGGTGTATTTGGTTCAAATATCTTTTTATATAAATCAGATCCAAATCTAGGATTAAATACTCGTTCACCTTTAATAGTTAATAGTAAATTTCGGAGATTATCTTTTACTTGTTCTTTTGTTTCATAGTTCAAATTAAAATTATTATTGGTGCCGAACGGCAGACCAATGCCGATTGCTACATCGGGTTCAAAATCAAGTCTATTTATTTTTCTAATTGTGCTCATTTAGGTTTATCCATAGCCTTTATCATGGATGAGTAGTCTTTCGTAAGCGCGGTTTGCAAGGTAGCCGGTAATGTATTTATATCAACCGGGCGACCATTTATATCCTGCATTGGCATCATAGCGACCGGAGTAGCTGTATCGATATCGGCATTATCATTTAAACTTCGGAAACTTGCATGTAAAGCAGTGCGCGCAGCCACAGCATCGGGTGATGTTACCGTCTTATTATTTAATGTGGGCCATTCTTCGGTTGTGGATTCTGATAGTGGGTTAATATCATAATCTTCAGTAAG